TTATGAGGTAATTGAAAAGGCCGGTTTTGTGGCAGAAACTAAAATCGGCGTAGGATTTGACCCCTCTGTGCAAAAAATAGTTGTTACCGATTTTTCTGGTGAGTGCGATTGCGAAAAATTGGACAAAGATTGCGAGTGCGGCCATAAGCCAGAACTGCAAGCCTTTGCAGAACTTTGTGAGAAATATGGCAATTTGATTGCCGAAAGAGCCGTTGAAGCCGGTTCTGACGCCGCACAAGCCAAATCCGATGAATTTGTTAAGGAGGGAAATTTTTTGAGGTAAAATTATTATGGAAACTCCAAACTTTGCCGACCTTGATATTTGCGAAAACTTTATGCGGGATATTAAATGGCACGGTGATGAGCCTGCCTGCCCGCATTGCGGCAGTAAACGAATTGGCGAAGTAAAGACCCGCCGCTTGCTCCGCTGTAAAGACTGCCGCAAACAGTTTTCGTCTAAAGTCGGAACGATTTTTGAGGACAGCCCGCTTGGTTTGGATAAGTGGTTTGTGGCTGTTTGGGCTATCGCAAATTGCAAGAACGGAATCAGTAGCCACGAGCTTGGCCGTGCAATCGGCGTTACACAAAGGACGGCTTGGTTTATGTTGCACAGAATCCGTGCTGCTATTGATAACGACGCAGGATTTATGGGAAAGGTTTAAAGTTATGGAAGAAAATCGCAGACCAAAAGGAATTGGCAAATTTACAGAACTGCTAAGCAGATTGGTCGCTGTCCCAAAAGAAGCGGTCGAGCAGAGAATCGCCGCCAAAAAAGCAGCTCGCAAATTACGTCTTAAAAAATAACTTATCCACATTTTAAATTTAGCCTTTTTTATTTTGGTGCGTCAGGTGATTTATTACCAAAAAATACTACTAATAGTATAAATTTTTAAAATCTTCACTTTGTAACTATTTCGTTACACACATCTTTACCAGCCCAGACTATAATACAATCAAGGTCTGTTATGACATTTGGACCGCAAACATCATCGTCACTGGACGAGGCCAGAAGAAGCCAAGGAAAATATCGGACAAGAAACGACAATTTGCCGAAGGAAGACCCTGAAAGTGAAAAGGCAAGACGGTTTGAAATCGACTTTATGAATCAGATGGAAGACGACCTTATACGTGAAGGTCGGCATAATTATCAACCTGAGCCAAAGGCGGACTAAATGGCTTATGACCAAATGCTGATTTTGCAGGACATCACAAAGGGAATTGAAAGCATTACCGCAAATTTATTCAGATTATCAATCAATCAAACACTGGAGCAAAAGAAAGTAATCCAGGCGGCACAAGTAACATTAGGCGAATTTGTTGATGATGTTGACGAAGTAAGAGAGGAATTTGATGGGACGACCTAAAAAAACACTTGTTTTTGCAATTTTATTATTGACATACTCCACCTGTTTTGGTGCTGCATACAGTGGTTCTGGTGCCGGTACAGAGGTTAGTCCTTATATAATAAACACTTATGCTCAACTGTTGGAATTTGGTCAGCCGGGTTACGGTTGTGATGCTAATTTAACGTCATACTGGAAGCTCGGTGCTGACGTGAACGCCCTTGCGTCTTCAACTCTCGACGGAGGAACTGGTTGGCGACCTGTCGGCACGTCAGCTACACCTTTTACCGGTGGATTTGACGGCGACTGCTGCACAATTGACCATATCACAATCGCAAGGGGAACTACCGATTATGTTGGTTTTTTCGGTAAAATAACAGGCGATGACATAAAAAATTTAGGTCTTTTGAATGTTGTAATACACGGCAAAGACTATACTGGTGGCTTAGTTGGTTACGATGCGTTAGGTGCAAGTAATACTATCAGCAAATGCTGGACTACAGGCTCTGTTAGTGGTGAGGTTCGGACAGGGGGCCTTGTTGGTTATGAATATGTTGCTGCTATAATAACGAATTGTTATTCCCAATGTTCCGTTACGGGTACAAACAGGATAGGTGGTTTTGCAGGAATGCAATTCACAACAATAAATTGTTATTCAACAGGTGCAGTTACGGGCGATAGTAATTTGGGCGGATTTTCGGGTGTTAAGAGCGTTGGAAATATAAGCAACTGCTTTTGGGACACTCAAACATCAGGTCAAGCAACCTCTGCCGGCGGCACGGGCAAGACTACAGCGAACATGAAGAAACAAGCAACTTTTGTGAGTTGGGACTTTACGAATCTTTGGGGTATCGTAGAAAATTCGACTTATCCTTATTTCATAACGGCTGCTACGGTATGTACTGTGCCAAACATTGTAGATACAGTGCAGGCTGATGCTAACGCCGCTATTTTAGGTGCTGGTTTTGTGATAGGGACAATAACTACCGCATACCGGACAGTTGAGAATGATATTGTTGACGGCAATATCATGAGTCAAGACCCATCAACTGGCGTTAAAACCTGCGGTTCGGATGTTAATTATGTGGTGTCGCTGGGCGGGCCTGCCGTACCAGACATTGTCGGAGAAACTAAAACGGATGCTAATGCTATAATTGCCGCCGATGCTAACTTCTATTTGGGCGATATTACCACAGCATACAGCAACAGTGTTGCTTCTGGTGTGGTTATCAGTCAAGACCCAGCGGCTGGTACGACCACTGGCTACTCAGGCGACCAGATAGATTATGTCGCTTCATTAGGCAAACCTGCCGTGCCGGATATTGTTAATCACAGCAAGACTGACGCAAACAGTCATATCACAGGGGTCGATAGTCTTGTTGTTGGTACGATAACCGTTGCGTGCTGTAATAACGTAACAAGCGGTCTGGTGATAAGTTCAAATCCTGTCGCTACGACTCTGGTTGATATAGGTTCGGCTGTTGATTATGTCGTATCTACTGGCAGGCCGACAGTGCCTGATGTGGTCAATCAAACAGAAGCAAATGCAATAATACTCATAAATGCAGTTTCCTACATTAGTTATGGTACGCATACTCACGCTTACAGCGGCAGTATTGTTTCAGGTAATGTTATAAGTCAATCTTCAGTGGGTGTACAAAACTGCGGGACTGTAGTTAATTTGGTTATATCGACTGGCACGACATACAGATATTTAACTGCTTCGTCAGGTGCAAATGGTACTGTTACTACACCAGGCATAGGCACTTACCCCTACAACGATGGCAGTTCTGCTTATATCGTTGCTACTCCAGGCGAAGCTCGGCATTTTACTATCTGGACTGGTACGGCCGCTACTGCCGGTAAAATTACCAATGTTTATGACTATAACACTTATGTTCTGATGGACGCTGATTATACAGTTATTGCTAATTTTTATACTAATCCTGGCACTTTGATTATAGCGGCTGGTACGACAGATTGTGCCTGTGTAGGCAGTTGTAATGGTGGTGTTGTAACAACGCCAGGTTTAGGTCTGTTTGGTTATATTACAGGTGCATCTGCCACTTTATTAGCTGTACCGAGTGCTCATTATCATTTCGTGAACTGGACTGACGCGGATGTAGGCCCTAATCTCGGCCTGCCGAGCCTGGATGTGAACGATGCCAATGCCGCTTCAACGAATATTACAATGGATGCTAACTATTCGTTATTAGCGAATTTTACAGTGGATACAAACTCACTGGTTATATCTGCGGCAGGTGGTGGGACGATAACAACACCTTCAGGAGGCGAAGGTACATACTCTTACAAATATAGTTGCGATGCGAACATCATAGCTTTAGCAGGTACTAACAGCACTTTCAGTAACTGGACAGGCACAGCGGTAACGGCTGGCAAAGTTGACGATGTCAATGCTATTCATACGCACGTCTTGATGGATAATAATTATACGGTAATAGCCAATTTCGATGTAAACGATCCAAACATTCCTATAGCTCATTGGCCGTTAGATGATAATGCTGATACTAACGTAGTTGTTGATATACAGGGTTATGCCAACGGTATTTTGCACGGTACAAATGATTATACATCTGCACATCACGTTGCAGGCAAGGTTGGTACAGGTGCTTTTGATTTTAATGGTGTTACGGATTATGTGGATGTAAGTAATACAATTACTGCATTGGCGAATTTAACTAAAGGTACGATTAGTCTTTGGGTAAATCCGATTATATTGGTAGCTGGACTCGACCAGTCCTATGTGGTCATAACCGATAATAATAATCTTACATTTCTTAGAATGTATTTTTATAGAGATGAGGAAACCCCGACGTATGTAATTCTTATGATGAATTTTTATGTGGATAATGGTGAGAAATGGAACTTTATTGGTGATGCGTTACCAAGTTCATTTTTTAATGTTTGGAACCATTTTGTTTTAGTTCATAATGGTACGAGACCATATTTGTATATAAACGGTCAAGAAGAATCACACGATTGGTTTTTTTCGGTAGATAGTACCAAATGGTTTAAAGCACTTTTTACTGATGCTACGGCCAAAGCAAATATAGTATCTTTAGGGGGAACTCCATCATTAGCAAGTGTATTTTTTTCTGGTTCTCTCGACGATGTCATTATTTACGCTAAGGCATTGAGTGCTGCCGAAGTTTGGGATTTATATTGCGATGGTTGCCCTGAATGTGCAGGGTGCCTTAAAAAGAATCACGGTTGGTTAGGCGAATGGCTTGGCAAATAACAATTTTTCAATTACGGAGATTAAACATGAAGAATAATAACAGATTCCTGATAGTGCTTGGTATAGTATTTCTACTGATAAGTCTCGTATTGGCGAGTACTACCATAACGGAGACGGTAGAAAATAGGGATATACACAAAGTAACTATTACTACTACGGACGCAAATTCAAGCGTGCCTGGAAGGTTGACGACTCTCGACCTTTACGGTATATGGTTAAGATTAGGCGTGGAATTGTCAACATCTGGTACGGTAGCCAGCCCCAATAACATAGACCTGGTAATCCGCGATGAGTTTGATACTACACTTATCAGCGATACCAACGTAACCGATGGATTGAGATATTCGCCCGTGAGTTACGGTGCAGATACAAACGATTCTGCTCTTGGTATTCCAGTAGCCGGACCGATAGATGTAAACTGGTCGCAACTCGAACCTAACCAAGTGGCTAAATTTATATTTTGGTATAAGAGTGGGCGTGGATGGTAGATATGACTGAAAAAGCCAAAAAACAGGTCAGAGAGCAAAAATCAGCCTTGCAGGATAAGGCACGATTGAAGAAGTCTGAACAGGCCATATCAAGCATACCCTTAAAATTAACTGCTAAACAAGAGATGTTTTGTAATGAATACCTGATAGACTTAAACGCTACGCAAGCGGCAATAAGGGCAAAATATCCTAAAAAAACCGCTCGGCAAATGGGAACTGAAAACCTGTCAAAACCTGTCATTCAAGATAGAATAAGTCAACTTCAAAGACAACTTCAAAAAGATTGTGATGTTACTCCTGCCGATGTGATTAACGAACTCAAAAAGATAGGCTTTGCGAATATACAAGATTGTATTTCAGATGATAATGAGATTGTTGATATATCTAAAATACCAAAGGACAAGGCCGCTGCGATAGAATCGGTTCAGTCCGACATACGCCACGATGGGGGAAAATCGAAAGGATACACCGAAAAAGTAAAAGTGAAGTTTCATAGTAAGGTACAGGCTCTTGAGAACATTGGTAAACACCTCGGAATATTTGAGAAGGATAATAAACAGAAAAGTATTGCTCTGCCTGCGATAATTATAACGAGAAGGGCATAATGGAATTTGGCGATAAACAATACGAGGCAATAGACATTTTGAACGACCCTGCTGTTGATGAATTACTATTAGGTGGCGCAAAAGGTGGTTCAAAAGCAAGTCCGTTAACAGCAATAGTTTATACTCCATTCGGCCCCAAAAAAATGGGTGATATACAAATAGGAGACCGAGTAAGTAATCCAGATGGGTCGATAGCAAAAGTAGTAGGAGTGTGGCCGCAAGGAATTAAAAAGATTGCTTGTGTTGTAATGGATGACGGGGCGAGTGTTCGTGTAAGCTGGGAGCATCTTTGGTTGTATAAAATTAGGGGTAAAACGAGATTTAGAAAATTGGCCGTCTCCGACAGACCAACGCAATATAAAATTGGAACAACTAAGCAATTATTTGATTTGGTTAAAAAAGGCGTGAGGATACAGATACCAATTACGCAGCCCGTTCAATTTACAATAGCTTCAAATAATCCAGAAATTACTTGGCCGCTTGAACCTTATACATTAGGCATACTTTTAGGTGATGGGCATATAGGTAACGGTTCAGTTACGATTACATCTGCCGACCCTTCTATTGTTGAAGGAATGGCCGTAAGAAGTATCAGCAGGAAAAGCAATAACTTGGCGTGTTCTTATCGTATGCCACTTGATATTCGCGACAAATGCAAAAGTCTGGGTTTGTGTGGTAAACGCTCGTGGGAGAAGTTTATTCCATCACAATATAAAATTTGCACTCTGTCTATGCGACAGTCGTTAATGCAAGGATTGATGGATACTGATGGTAGCGCAGACAAAAGAGGGCATTCTTCTTACACGACCACCAGTGAACAATTATCAAAAGATGTTCAGTGGTTGGCTTGGAGTTTAGGATACAAGGCAAATATAATAAGTAGGATACCAAAATATACATACAAGGGCATTAAGAAAGAAGGTCGTCTTGCTTATACTGTATATATCAAAGGCAATAGCCACGAACAGCTTTTTAGGTTGGAGCGAAAACAGAAACGGGCAGAACAGGCATATTTAGGTAATGGCATCAATGGGGGAAGTGATAGGGTTAGGCATATTATTTCCATTACTCCTGATGGCAAAGAAGAAGCCCAGTGTATAACTGTGGACAATCCCAATGGGTTGTACATAACGGATGACTTTATCGTAACGCATAACAGTGTAACGGGCTGTTGGTTGCTATTTACGATGTGTTATGCCATCGCCAGAGAGTTTTGGCCTGATAAACCACCTAAAGAGCCTGTGCAGATAGCGTGGATGGGGCGTAAGATAGCCGCAGATTTCAGTAAGACCACACTTGAAACGTGGCGAAGAATCATACCGCCTGAGTATTATGAGATTAAAGGCAGGCCGGAGGAAATCGTAATTGCTGATAGAGTTAAGATAATCACCGGCGGCCTTGACAGCAGGGATGAAGTAGAAAAATTCAATTCAATGGAATTGGCCGTAGCGTTCTTAGACCAAGCCGAAGAAACAAGCCGAGAGGATGTTGCCTGTTTACGAGCTACATTCCGACTTCACATCAACGGCAAACTCATAAAAGGCAAACTGATAATGAGTTGCAATCCTCGACAATGCTGGCTTAAAGAGGAATTTATACTCAATCCTAAACCTAACCAGCGGTTTCTTCAAATGCTTTATACGGATAATCCTTTCATTGACCATGATGATTATGCCAGAAGACTTGATACGGCTTATTCTTTTAGACCTGCACTATTAAGAGCCTACAAAGAAGGCGACTGGAACGCCGTTGAAGACCCAGAGCAGATAATCAAGTCCGAATGGCTTAATCAAGTCAAGATAAGGCCCTACTATGACCCATTTATTAAGGAATATCTGGTTATTGACTGTGCAAGGTTTGGGGACGACAACACAATCATTTTGCGGATGAAAAACGCTGAAATAGCAGAAAAAGTTGTGATGCCGTACTGTGATACTACGCAGATAGAGTCTAAAGCCGCCCAGATGAGTTTCGCCAATGGTAATCTGCCTATCGTGGTCGAAAGTATCGGTGCAGACCTCGGAGCAGGCGTGGTTGACCATTTAAGGGGAGCGGGTAAGACTATATATGAGTTCTGCCCTAATGCCGCCGCTCCGCTTATGGAGGAAGAAAACTATGGTAATTTAAGGTGTTGGGCATGGGCTAATGCGGCCAAGAAGTTGGAAAAGGGTATTCTTGACGAAGTGCATAATGTTCATTTATGCACACACAACATAGACGAAAGGACCATAACTCAATTATGCGCGATAAGATACCAGTATAAGAACGGTAAGTTATATGTGGAAGATAAGGCGGAGATTAAGAAACCAAAGCGATTAGGTTGTTCTCCTGATGATGCCGATACTTATGTTATAGCTTTATGGGCTTACGACCAGATACCAGTACCATTTCCGAAAAGTGAACGAGAACAAAGGCTTGAAACCAAGAGAAAAGACCCGATGTTGATGTAAAAGGTATTAAAAAATGAAGAAAATTCAATTAACGCAAGGACAGGTTGCTTAATGATGTGATGTTACGAGAAAAAAGAAAATATAGACCGTGGGAAAGGCGAAATCGCAGAATTGAATTGCTTAGGCTTAGGATTATGTCGCCTATACAGCGTAAGATTGAAAGAATTACCCAGAAGCATTGGTCGGAACAGTTGTATAAATATGCAACAAGAAGTTTAGGGGCTTTTACGGAAACGTTTATTGGCGACAATAAATATATAACCGTTAAATTGAAGCCGTTGATGTGAGAATATGCAAGTAGAAAAACAGATAAAAATAACCATAGACAAGCCAGAAGAAATACAGGCTTTAAGTGATATATGCGAATTAGCAAGACAACGAATAGCCATAGTTAAAGATGAAAATGTTGATAGAGTGAAGGATAAATTGGGTGGGGAAAAATGGGCAAATTTTGTTTCGTTGCCTGTTGACCGAGCCAGAAACGTAGTAGAACTCCAAGAAAAGATTTTTGAATTGTGAGGTAAATATGTCCAAGAAAATAGATTTAAAAGTTAAACCGACTGATTGGAATAAAATCCAAAGTCCGCCCGAAACAAAACCGTATTATCCCTCACTGTATATCGACAAAGACCTGCCACTTGATGATAAGGTCGGCAAAACAGTAGAGGCGAGGGTTACATTCAAGGTTGCGAGTAGAACAGAAAACAAAAAAGGCAAAAACAAGTCTACGTGTTCATATCAGCTTGACGTTCTCGATATTGATTTTGAGCCTGAAGGCAACAACCACGTTTCCGCCTCGCCGCAAATTGATAGGAAGATGAATTACTAATTAAAAAAAAGGTGCTTTATTCCCTGGACTAAAAAAGACGCTAAACGCCATACGAAGAAGGCTGATACGCCGAAGAAGCAAAGGCTATGGGCTTCCGTAGCCAATCAGGCTTTAAAATCAACTGGCGATGATGTCAGGGCCATCCGTGAGGCTAACGCGGTTGTGGCCGGAACAGTAAGTGGTTTGCACCCGAACATAAAGAGGGTTATGAGGTATTGATATGACAGATGCAGAAAAAAGGCAATCGGAAATCAGAGAAATGGTTTTTGAGTTAATCAAAATAAATATGAACTTGATTAAACAAATGACAATCTCAACGGTAATTATTCCAGCAGATATAGACGAGCCGGGCTTGGTTACGATTAAAAATAACGTTTTAGATGTTCTTGTGAACTCAATAATGTCAGAATGTATTTGCAATGTCGTTGTTGAATGTAATTCCAAGATGGCACCTGAGAGGCTTAACGAAAAAGTCAATACCTATGCGAGCAAGATTATGGAGTTGTTACGATGACGAGAAAATATGACAACGAAACTGTAATGTTCGCACAGAAACAAGGCCAATTTGGAAGAGGTATTTGGAGAATTTGCGGTGCTTAATTTTAGAAAACAAGTTGCATAAAAGGGTAATAAATTGAATACCAAAGAGCAGCAGGACACAATCGATATAGTCAAAGAGTTTAGAGACACTGGCACTGCCTCGACTGACCTGTTCGACCGTATGCGTAAAGCCGAGGATAACAAAGTCGGCAAACAATGGGACGAGGCTGTTAAGGCCGCCAACAAAGCTAAAGGCAAGTTCTGTCTGACTATCCCGTTGATTAGGGCGATTATTAAGCAGATAAGTGGTGTAGAGATAGAGAATCCCCGTGATATTACCATAAGGAACGCTCGCGGTGGTACAGCGACGTTAGCCAAAATTCTCACTTCATTGACAAAGCAGGTAACTTCTTCGGAAATGACCCGTTTTGAACTATCGCAGGAATTTGAGGCTGGCGTAACTACGGGTCAAGGTGTTATTGGTATATTTGTTGATAAGATGAAAGACCCTAAGCACGCGAATCTCGACATACGCAAACTCAACGAGCATAACGTATTATTCGACCCGACTTGTCTATCGTATAATATCAACGACCCTAAAAATGGTTGCAAATATGTTATATATGAAGAACCAGTTGATAAAGAATACCTCGAACTCGAATATCCCGATAAGAAAGGCGACCTTTCGGCCAATAGTGCAGCATCTTCTTCGTTTTGGGGTAATCTTATTGGCAATGTGAAAGGTTTTATAAAAGCGGAAACAGGAATAAGTGTAGGTAAGACAGAATCCTCTTTTGGTTCGTTAGATGTAGATGAAATCAAAAAGAATAGGTATATCGTCAATCATACTTGGTGGAGAAAACCGAAGAAATGCGTAATGTGGTATGATTCTCGTAAATCTGAAATGGATGCAAAACTTCTAATTAAAGATGAGGATATCAAGGCGGCGAAGAAAGGCACAAAAGACGAAGAAGAAGCGGCTAAACTTCGCAAAGAAGGTGTTATCAGTGAACTGACAGTGGCCAATGCTAACTTGACAGACCCGAAGGTTAAGGAATTTGTCAATAAGGCAGGAACTCCAGTATTTGAGATATTTGATGTTATAATCAATGTAATGCACCATACAATCAGGGTGGATAATATATTTCTCGAAGACAGGATTGACGAACTTAACGGCGTTGACGCATTCCCGATAGTTCCATTTTGGGCTTATTTTGATAATGGTTATAAGGCAGGTGTAGCCGAAGATTTAATCGGTACGCAGCAAGAACTTAATTACGCTCATAGTCAAAAACTTAACATCATAAAGAACATAGCCAATTCAGGGTTAATAATAGCGGGAGGGGCAAATACAGACCTTTACAAACAATGGCTCGAATCGCACGCCGGAGAAGACGGTATAATTCTCGATAAGAGTAAAGCTGGTGGCAGCATCGAAATTATCCAACCCCGCCAAGTTGCTATGGCTCACGCCGAAATGGAACAAAGTTGCATAATGAATATGCGACTTATAAGCAACCAAAGGACAGAGATACCTACGCAGGATACCGAACAGTTATCGGGTAAGGCTATTTATCTCAAACAGAAAGCCTCTCTGCAAGGTGCTGGTTCTATATTCCTAAACTGGAATTATTCGTTTACAATGTTTGCCAATTTACTTGTAAGTATCATAAGGCATAATGATATATTCTCTAAGGATGAGATTCTTGAGATTGTCGAGAAAGAGGAACTTATCGACCCGCAATTCTTTGCAGAGGCGAGGCAGTTAGTTATATCAACTATGCAGCAACAGGGTATTGAAATGCCCGCTGCACCAGAGTCGCCAAATATGCTTGCTCTTAAAATGGTTGCCCCTGAACTGCAAATGTCGATGATGTCTAATCTTAAGAAGGAAATGGACAATTACCAGGCAGGACAGGAATGGTTGGATGCAATGGCGTCTGAAATGGCAGAGAAAATGCTCCTTGATGAGATTCACAACATTCGTAAAGGTGAATATAATTGTGTCGTAACTTTATCTCCGGCCAGTGAGACTATGCGGGCTATAAAGATGGCCGAACTGTTTGAATTAAATAAAGTTTTGAGAGAATCGGGTGATATACCTATTGATGGCGAAATGCTTATCGAGGCAACGGATATCGACAAGAAAGAACAAATAATCGAAAAGAGAAAAGAGAAACTCAAACAGATGTCCCTTGCCGCATCTCAAGTACAGTTGAATGTAGCCAAAGCGAAACAGATAGAAGGCAATACTAAAACCGAACCCCAACGAATAGGTATGGTGTAATGATTGAAAGTATAATAGTGATAGGTTGTTTTATTTGTGGATTGTCGATAGGAGTCTATCTTCGAGGCAATTTAACAACGATATTGATATGGTATCGCATAAGAAAACTATTCTGCCTTATTCTTCCTTGTAAATGGCCTAACGGTTCTGAACAATATGGAAATTATCCCACCAATATAAAAAGGTGTCTTAGGTTTTGTGGCAGAATAAAGAATGTTCCTAATCCTCATTATAGAAAACCAATGGCGGCGGTATAATGGCAAAGAAAAAAGACGAAATGTACGATTTTGCGGCAAACAATGCTATAGGGATAAGATGTGTTCCCCAAAGAAAGTTTGTTTGGAAAGTCCCAAATGGTGAAAAGATAGTCTCTATGTTGGAGTTTAAAGGTGACGTGATTATCGCTACAGACAAATGCATTTATATTGTTGTAGGTGATACAGTTAAACCTATGAAGATGACCGATATAAAACTTAAATATCCTATTGGGTCGTCCTTATGAGTATTGGTATTCGTATAAAAAACGCTATCGTTCCGAGTCGCATCCGTCAACAATGCGAAAAGAACTGGCACGATGGCGGCGGATTTGGTTTGAATCCAAAGATATGCAAGAAATTTGAAGGTATGGGTGAAGGTTCGCAGGATAAGATAAGATATGAAAAAGGTTATTCTCGAATGATGGGAACTTGCAATAAATGTGAATTCTACAAAGGCGATAATGCTCAACAAGGTCTCCACTGTAAGAAAAAAAAATGCGTAAAATGATGCCATTTAATAAAAGATTGATGAAATGTTATCCTGAAATTGTTTCCAATATTAGAAAAAATATACCTAATAGTGGACAGATAACAATTACTTTTTGTGATAGAAAAAAAGTTTTAGACGGGAAAAAATTTTTAGGACTTTGTGATATATTTAGTGATGGTTCCATTGAAGAAGATATTATGACATACTTTTACAGAATTGTCGGTAAATTCCAACGGGAATTATATATGTTTTATCCCAATGGATTTTGCGAAATGCGAGAAATTGATTTTATAGGGACTTAAATAAAAGGTGTGTAAAATGAAAAAGTGGTTATTGGTGTTTGTTTTATTGTTTTCTTTGGCAGGGTGTAAGTCTAAGTCAGAATACGATGTTAATATAGCAGATTTTACAAAAGTAGGTCCTCAAACAAGTGGTACTGTAATTATAAGTCCTAATGACGGTAATTATATTGGAAAGGCAAATTTTGATAGTAATTTTTGGGACGATAAAGAACAAATACCTTGTCCTGATAGGATACCAGGTTGTTGTGTTTTGCATTGGAGGTTAAAGGAAAAAGTAAAATATGAAACTGGCAAATTAGATGTCAATTTTGTTACTATTGATTCTAATGGTGAAACCATAACCCAAGAGATAAATGCCAATGAACCTGTTTGTGATTCTTTATCTTTTGATTGTTCTTGCGGCAATCGAATTCAAGTGGCTGGAATAGTCGGAGAAGAATTGTATGATAAATATGATAAAATAGAAGTTGTATGTGTTAACTGTTTAAAGACGATTGTACTGGAAAAGGGTAAGTCTCCAGTTGTAAAGGTAAGTGAACCGACGAATAATGCAGGAAACACAGATACCTACGGTGGCACAGATACTACTTCTCCTGATATAGAAATTAAAAATGAGCTGGACAAGCCAGAAATTATCGGACAGAAAGTTCCAGTAGAAAATATGCCGTCTAATTAAAAAACCTTAAAAACCAGAAAGGAATTGTATGAGAAAACTGATTTTTGTATTGGCACTGTCTCTGTTGTTATTGCCTATTATAGGTTGTAATGAGACTGTCAAAAAGAACGTATTAACTGTTAAACCTATCGAAAGTTTAATAGCTACTGAACCTAACGACTGGAAGACTACTTATGGTGAAGTTGACAAAACACAGGTTTACTACAATATCGCTTTGATTGAATTTCGGTTAAGAGAATACAACGCAGTTATAAACAATCAGGGTGAAGTTATTAAGAAACTTATGGCCGATGTAAACGACTTAAAGACAGATGCAAATAAATGATTGATATCGGAATGTCATATTTTGGTAGTGGGTCAGTTTCATTTTGAAAGGTAAAAAAATGAAAAACAAGCAGTTTATTACGGAAATTCATAAAAAGGAAGATGTAGCGTATGAAGGGCCGAAAATTAGCGCCTCATCTTGGGAAGCTGCAAAGAAGAAAGCTACAAAACAAGGCGCTATTTTAGTGGGGACACTTTGATTAGCCACGATAGCCGTTTACGCGGGCATTTGCTCAGAGTTAGATGGTGTAGGAACGATATACACTTTATTATGTTATTTAATAACCGAACTCAGAGATAAAAAGGTGATAGAATGATTGATATAAACGATAAAGTTGAACCTAAACTGCCGGACCCTGAGTTTACACCTGAATATCTCGAAGCGTTTCTATGCCTGTGTCTTTCAAAATTAGGTGGATACCAGGTTATTCCTCTGGAGTTACTCAAAAAATATCCGGCAGGCGGAGTGAATCTGCCAAAGTGGATTGAAGAAAAACAGTCTTTCGTGATGTCAGTAGCGGAATACGCTACACCGTTTATAAAAATCGCAAGGATAGTACCGAAGATTAAACTGAGTAAAAATTGATATGGTATCTACTGAAACAGAGAAACCCAAAAATCCAATGCGAGATATACACGGATTTTGTTTAAATTTTAAACCGGATAATCCTAAAGATTTGAACGGTGTGCCAAGATGCCAGTTAGGAAACAATGTTAATCAATGTGGCACTGATATTTGTAAAAAGTGGGCAAATAAAACTTGGAATGATATAACTTCATATCAAGAGATTGTGATGTTTTGATATTATGATACAGAAGGTAATTGAATATCTTGAAAAACTACTTAAAGAAAAACCTTGTTTTACGGGTTCTGTGGAGTTAAACTGGAAAGATGGAGTGTTAATGGATATAGTGGAACGTAAAAGGACAAAACTTTAATGGAATGTAAAGATTGTAAATTTTGCGAAATGTCTATCGGTAACAAAGTGGGGTGGTGCAAACGATTTCCGCCCGTGTTTAACACTAATAACTTTACTGGCAAAGCCGAAGACTGTTTGTATGCGTGGCAAAGTCCAAGAATTGGTGCAAAAGATTGGTGTGGTGAATTTGAAGCAAAAATTTAGTGCTTAAAAGTTAATAGAAAAAGCTGAAAGAAGTTCTATTACGAAAGGAAATAGTATGTTATTTATCGGCAAAAATAAGAAGTTGCAGGAAATTATTGATAGTTTTTTGGTTCAAAATACCAAAAAGCTGGAAGAGGTTATCAGGAATGTTTTGTCAGATGATACCAAAGTGCTTACATTGAACGCAGCAATTCGGAAACTCAAAGACGAACTTGCTGACTTGCAAACCACTAAAAAGCAGGAACAAAAAGAAGAAAAACTTAACATTGAACACCAAAAATCCGAATTAACCTTGAAAGATGAATACAAAAACAAAGAAATGGTATTACAACAGGAGTATTTCAATAAGGCTATCAACCAATTAAAAGAACATGGTAATAAATTACAGGAAATCTACGGTCAGATACTTACACGATTACCTAACCTTAATGCTTCTTTGGAAATCAAGAAAAGAGTTAAATAATGTTATTACCTTTGAATGAATCAGAATTGACTCAAATGGCTAACATTGCCAGACGGGCTAATGATGGTTGTAATCCACCGGACGTTTACCAAATGCTTATGCTTAGCAAATTAAGGACAAGGGCGGCTGGAGTAATTAGTGCAATGAAGGAAGAACAAAGGGTAGGATTTATTGCAAGAATACAACAACAAATGATAGAACAATTTATGCCGCACAAAGATATTGATGATAATTTTTACTTGAGATTAAAAACGGAAATTGACGACTGGCTTGAATTAGAATAGTTTTAGCTCTTTGTAATTAAATAACGTAGTAACGGAAAAAAGTTGGAAGAAACTCCCGTATTGGACTTTTTGAGTCTATGCGGGAGTTTTTTTATTGAAAGGACAAAAGCAATGCCAAAAAAGGGAAAAACGAATGAAGTAGTAGCAACGGAAGTAACAACCGAAGTTACTGAAGCAGTAACCGAGGCTCCAAAATTGTTACCTTTGAGTGATTTGGAGTTGGTCGAAATAGTTCACCTCGCAAAACGCAGCAATGACGGCACTCATCCGCCATCTCCTTATGAAATGCTGTGTTTGGGAAGATTGCGAGTACGAGCAAAGGAAAACAATCAAAAAGTAGTGTAGTTTTTTACATACGTTTTGATAGCAACGGAAAAAAACTATCTCTTAACGGTAAGAATTACCGGCGTTACGCTTTGATGGAAGCTGAAAAAATCCATCCCTTTACGATAAGGTTTATCGGTTTACGGCTGCTCAGCCGGTTAAAAAGGAGTTGTGTATTGTTATGGAAAATTTAGAAACAGAAAACAAAGGATTGAACGGATTGGAACAACCAACAACAGAACAACAGGGAAACGAGACTTCTGAACTGGATACCCCGGTAGTGGAAGTATCGGCAGTAGAGACTCCCGAAAAATCGGCTGAGATTCCGGTTATTAAAGAACCCGAATTTGCTCCTATGCACGTTGTTAAGGAACTGCGTACAGACAGAGCAGAATTAAGGGAACAACTTGCTAAAAAGGATGGCATTATTGAAACTTTGCAACGAGAAAAAACAACTCAAGTTGCCGTACAGCAGAAATCTCCTATGCAAATTGCGGCTGAAGACCAAGGTGTGGATGTAACACAACCTGATTGGCGAAAGCAAGTTGTTGTGGATGGCGAACTTGAAGAACAACAGTATTTTTGGCGTGAAAACCAAAAAGTTCTGCAATCAAGAGTCGAATCCACAGCAGATGCCGCACAACAACATAGTGATTTCAAGGAAATCTGCCGGCAGGGTGAACAACATTTGACTCTATTAGAAGTCAATGAACTTAGAAAATGCACTTCTAATTTTGGTCAGAAGGCATACGAACTATGTACCAAAGCTCTGTTACGGGCAGGCATTAAAACTGTTCCTGAAGTTCCGAAGGTTATACCAACAGCTCAATCCGCAACTAACAAGGGAAGTGAGCTGCCTAAAAAGCCAATAATCCCTACACAGGACGAGATACTTTCGGGTATCAGTCCTGCTATTCAGAAGATTATGACTTTTTAGGATAATAGACAGGCTCGCTCCTTTAAAAGAAAGGAGCGGTCTAATGACTGCTACAAGTTTTGCATTTGGCGACCCAAGAGCGCAATCGGTATGGTCGCCGCAAGTATATGCTTATGCGCTACAAAACATCTTCTTTACGAAGATGATGGGTAATGATGGTAATGCCGCTGTATTTGTGAATACCGACCTTACCGTAAAAAAAGGCGGAACTGTTGTTGTTGAGGAAGATGACCCGTTGACAAACAACGGTGTTGGTGATGATGGTAATACGACCACCACTGGCGAAGGACAACTTACAGTAAGGAATATGTCTGTAACTGTTCACGAAAGAGCTAATGCCGTTGTATCAAACGGTAAATTGTCTGAGCAACTGACAGCTACCAATATCCGAGAGAAGGCCAGAAAACAACTTGGCCTATGGCTCGGAGAAGTGTTGGAGAAAGACATTCTTACCGCCGCTTATGGCGGATATAACGAGAACTCCGGTGGTTCCACTATTGATACTGTTAATGACGCTGCCCCTGCGGGTTATCCGTCAACTAACCGTATATTTTACGGTGGTCAGAACGCTGCCGGTACTATTGGCAACAGTGGTGCGAGTTATGGCACAGATGCGCTTTTGACGGCTGGTGGTGTAACGACAGCTAATGTACTTTGCGGTACGTTGATGTTAGAAGCGATTAAGCGGCGTTGTATGGCCGCAACACCGAGGTTTAGACCTGTAACGGTTTATAACCTTAACGGTATTAACGATGACGATGTAAGGTCAGGTAAGAATCTTGGCGAAGCAATCGCAAAGGTTCTTATTGTTCTGTTACATCCTCTCCAGATTAAAGCCATAAAAGCTGAAACTGGAGCTACTGGCTGGGCTGCTATGACTGCCGCTGCACAGGTAAGAGGAAACCAAAACCCGATATTCCAAGGCGCATCGTTCTATTGGGATGGAATGCTCTGTTTTGAGTATGACCGAGTTCCTACAAGAACGGGAGCTGGTGCAACTGCAATAACGGAAGGTTTCCATCTTAATACCGCAACGCCAAAGATATGTGATGATGTCTGCGCTAACGGCAAGACCGTCGCAAGGGCGATGTTCCTCGGCGGACAGGCTCTATCATTCTGCTGGGCGCAAAAGCCGGAATGGTCTGAGGATATGGTTGATAACAACAAACCGAAGGTCAAGTGCGATATGCTCTACGGAGTAAAGAGGACTATTTTCAACGCACACGGTGGAACTACCCCTGATGAGACTGAGGCTATTTACTGCCTTGATACCCAAGTTGTTGTTGACGCTTAAAGAACCGTCAGAAATTAGAACGTAAACCGATGGGGGAGCGGCAATATGAAGTCGCTCCTCTATCTTGAAAAGTAAAGGACAGCAAATGAGAAAAATTATAGTCTTTATAGCCTTGCTGGTAATGATTTCTCCGGCATTGGCTCTTGATATGGGGTATTTACACCATAATTTACAGATTGTAGATGAACTTGACCGACCGAGAACTGATATAAACTCAGTTACAATTCGTACAGCAGGTTCTACTGTTACCCAGACTATCTACAAAGGCAGGACTTCGGATACGAATATGGTTCAGCCAATGACCAAGTACACCACGAACACAACACTTGATAGAACAAATGGTACGGCAAAATGGTATGGTGCAGACCTATGGGATTTTTTAATCACACTCGATAGTGGGATAAATTACACCAATAACGGGCACATGTCAATGAACGCATCGTCTGGTCGTGTGATATTCCCATCATACATAGGTGCATCAGCCTCACTTTCTCTTACAGACGCAAATACCTTAACGTTTGGTACTGGTGCGGACTGGGTTATGAGAAGTGCTACGGCTAAACTCTTGGAGTTCCGGCCCGCTCTTGATGATTCATCAATAAGAGTAGGTTTATCTGATGGCACAAAGTCATCAGACCTTGATTGGTACACTGGTTCTGGTACAGGGATATTCCTCGATGAGAGTGCAAATACCCTTGCGATAACAGGCGTTGCAACAACATTTAGTTCATTAGTTACAGGAACAGCAGGACTTACTATTACTGGCGCTGCGGTAAATCTGAATGCAAGTTCAAATTTCGCCACAAACATCGGAACAGGTACTACGACTACAGCAGTAACTATCGGCGGGACTACTACACAAACAGTAAATGTTGGTGCGAGTGGTACTACGACTGGTGTAAAAACCGTTACACTTGGTTCTAACAGTGATGCTTCTATAACTAATCTTGTAGGAGGCACTGCCGGTATAAACATCGGCGTTGGAACTGTTACCACGCCTGTTACCGTAGGCGGTTCAAGTGGCGCACAGACTATCGCCGTTGGCGATGGTGCTGGTGTAAAAACGGTGTCTTTGGGAAGTTCTACAGGTGCATCTTCTACTGCTATTAAAGCTGGTACTGGCAAGATGACAATAATATCTTCAAGTACGGCAACCGATGGTTTGATTATTCAGGCGAATGGTGCGGCTGGTGGTATTGACATAATCTCCCTTGAAGACATTGATATTTCAACTACAGGTGCGGCAGGTGAAGATATTAGTCTTACGAATACAGGCGGTTCAATAAACCTGTCCGCTACTGAAAATGCTACCGGTGCGATTACCTTGCTTTCTAATGGCGGTGTTTTAGAAACTATTACAGTTACCAATACGCAGGGTACAAGTGCGGATGCTATTACTTTGGCGGCTACGGCAGGTGGTGTCAATATAGATGCTGCCGCTGCTTTGGATGTTACTATTGATGGCGGGCAGGTACTTCTTACGTCTAAACAAGATGTCGCATCTGCGATTTCTCTTTATACAGGTATTGGTTCTTCCGAAACAATAGCAATTAAGAACAATGCAGGTACTGGTACTGATTCGATTAACATAGATTCTACCGTAGGCGGTTTTGACCTCGACACTGTTAAAGATATAGCTCTTACCTGTGCTTCAGGAGCAGTCGCTGGCGAGGATATTCTTATTACCCAAACTGGTGCTGTCGATGCGTCTATTATACTTACCGCAGCAGGGACCGGTTTGGATGCAATACAGTTATCAGCTACAGCCGGAACTATTGATATTCAGGGTGATAAATTAGCAGTTGATTCTACGGACGATACGATATTGACTGTAACTTCATCTACAGATGGTGAGGATTTACTTCTCGTTCAATCCGGCGTTAATAATTCGAGTATCACTTTAACTGCCGCAGGTAATGGTACAGACGCTATTGGTCTTCAGGCTGGCGCAGGTGGTATTGATATTGACGGTGGGGCTGGCGGTGATATTGCAATTACCTCAACTGCGAAATCTGTTGTAGTAACTGCTACTGAAGCTGTTGCTGATGCTATCGCTCTTGTTGCGACTACAGGTGCAGGTGGAATTACAGAAACATCTGGAAGTGGTGGTATCAACTTAAATGCAAGTGTTAGTCAACCAGTTAATATCGCTTCAGGCACATCGACTGGAACACTAACTATTGGCGATGGTGCAGTTACGCAGGCCGTAACTATCAATGCCGGTGCAGGTGCCAAAACAACTACACTTGGCAGTACGAATACTACTTCTGCCACTACTATCAATTTTGGTTCAGGCAACCTCGCATTAACTGGCGCTGGTGTAAGTGCCGACTTTACGGCAGATTGCGACTTATTCAGTATTGACGGTACTGGTTTGTCGAATATCACTGTTACAAGTAATGCTGGTTCAGAGAATTTTACAGTAGCTCTTGCCGGTGCAACGGCTTCAAGTTTAATTTTAAGTTCGACAGGAACAGGCGCGGACGCATTACAGATAACGACATCTGCTGGCGGTATCGACATTACAAACGGCGGTGCTGCAAGTGGCGAGGATATTGATATAGCGGGACAACTTGCTTCTGTTAATCTCACTTCCGCAGAGGCGGTAACTGATGCGATAACTTTAAATGCTTCTGCTGGTGGTATTACACTAATAGCCGGTAGTGGTGTACTCGTTAATGACCCGATTACTCTCGGCAACGCTATTGGCGATACCGTAACTGTTACGGGTAAAATTGCAGGTGCGAGTCCGTTAAGTTTTGACGGTTCAACGGCCAATACAGCATATACGACATTAGCGGTTGCCGATGTAGGTAGTACCATTACGGTAACAATGCCGAATAGTACAAGTGCTTTAATTGGTTCGACCTTAACTACGAATAACGCTGATGCTGCCAATTCTATTTGGGGCGGAACGAATAGTCTTATATTTGAAGGCTCAACCGCAAACGATTTTGAGACTAATTTTAAGTCTGTAGATGCGGCGATAGACTCCAACATTATTCTGCCTGCTCCAGCTACTGCTACTGATTTTTATGTTGTTTTATCAACATTAGTCAATAACAAACCTGATTTGGCAAATGGCGTATGGCTCGCATCTAACGGAATAGTGTACGAAGGTTCGGGTGCGGATGAATACGAAACCACTATATCTGCCACTAATCCTACTGCTGATAGGGCGATTGCTTATCCTGATGCAGCGGGAACTGTTTTACTTACAGGTAGAACAGGTCAGCAATTTACCCAAAGTATTGTTGGTGCGAAATTGGGTTCTACTGGTTCAGGTTGGGTATTGGCGGCTGCCGATGATGTTTTGTTGGCAACTTTACCAGCCTCGCAAACTACTGAAAAATTGATAATTCCGGTAACCGTGCCGTTAAAAGTAGGTTCTATAATTACTGGGTTTTCAATAAATGGTCAGATAGAAAGTGGAGGTAATGCTGTTGATGTTAGTGCAACTATGAACAAAATGACTGCTGCTGCCACTGATTTTACTACCGTTGCGATAGGCACAATAACTGTTGCACAAAAAACAGCAGATTACAAAATTGCCGATGCCAATTCAACTATTACGGCTGATACGGTTGCGGCAGACGAAACATTCTTTGTTATTGTTACAGGAAATACTACTGCTAATACAGATGTAGCGATTGGTGGTATTACGGTAACTGTAACAGAACCATAATTTAACGGGGCAGGAATAGGGTTTTTCTATACCCTGCCCTGTTAGTTTTTTGAAAAGGTGGTGTATATGGCTGTAACCAAAGCCGCGGTCATCTTGTTCGTCAACGAGGTCCTGCGCGAAAGTTATTCTGGCACTCAATTAGACGAGGCGGTTAAAGCCTGTCTTGCAGATTTGTCAAAGGCAAATCTCCTGACGGCTCAAGATGTTGAAGTATTAAGTATTGGAAGTAAGTCTTTTGCCTTGCCTGCCGATTTCAAGCAGGAGGTATCAATAGTACCGAGTCTCAGTGGCATTGATTATACGCCGTTAATTCCATTTCCAGGCGGTTATAAAGCATATAAAAGTGCAATGGCAACTTATGAAGAAGCATCATCGACTCCGGCAGGACTACCTTCTCATTACGTTATCTACAAAAAGTATATGTTCATTTGGCCAGGGGCAGGTTCGGCTTATACGATTACTACTGAGTATTACAAACATCACGCAAAAACAGCAGATTCCATCGAATTTAGTGATGATTTTACTAATGCTATCAACTTTGGTTCTGCTTATTTTGCAGCGTTATTTAGAAAGAAAACGAGTTACGTTCAAATCTGGCGGTCTATCTATATGGAAGAAAAAGCGGCAATGGTAGCCCTTACGCCGGAAGAACCGCATATTGTGAGAGGGTAATAAAAATGGATAAACACGTTTTAAAATCGAAAACAATCAACGCCTTGCTGATACTGGCAATACTCTTGATGTTCAATGTATTTGACATCTTGCCGGTAAAACTTGGAAGCACTTACGACACAATAAATATTCCCAGCCACGATATACTCGTAAGGGCAAAAGAGGTTGCTACTTTTGTCGTTATTATTATCGCAATCTACGGACGATGGACGGCAAAAACGGGACTTAGGATTAGAAAAGGAAAGGACAAATCAAATGAAATCCAGAATTGATAAAACTTTTGATAGGATTTCGAGTGTAACATTATTTTCGATATATTGTTTCCTGATTGTTTCTCTACTTTCTGGATGGAGTTCAGTTTTTAATGTAAGCACACCTGCCTCCCAAGACAACCCTGCAGAAGCTGATGACCGCATGAGAGAAATTAAGGCTGCCGTTCAGGAACGAGAAGACGTTGACCATTACTGGCCTTTGACTTTAACATTAAGCAGCGACCCTTGCACCGGAGAACACAGAAAACTTACCTTGAATGATGTGAACTCTACTGAAATAGCCGCACTTACATCAAGCAAGGCATATCTCTATCGTTACGTTACGGAACTTTACTATAAAGATTCCAATGGTACGGACACCACGCAGATTACAAGATTAGGATATTTGAATCTCGATGATTCAAGGTTAGGTAACAATACATACTTACTCGGCAGAAATGCCGCAAGCAACGCAAATATAAATATAATTAAAGTCAATGCAAGTAACACCTTGACTTTAGGTGCAATAACTACCTTGCCCGATGGTTCTTCTCTTACTACAAGTGCCGCACCTGTCGATGCTTGCGATATTGCCCCTAAGAAATATGTCGATGACCAAGATGCGGCAACATTAGCTTCTGTTCCGAGTTTTGGAACGTGGACAAATAAAAATTCAGCTAATGGAACTTTGGTACAAGATGCCGTTTATAAAGTCGGCTCTGACGGATTTGTTCTGTCTGTGAATAGTGCTACTAATGGTGGAACGGGAGAAATACTTTCTGACGGTTCAAACCCACCTACAACCGTTAGATTTATTATGTCTGGTGGCAATGCAAATTATAAACATTCGGGTATGATTCCTGTCAAAAAAGACGATTATTGGAAAATAACAACAGAAGTAGGCACTGAAGTTATTTACTGGTTACCTCTTGGTAGTGGAACTTGTGTACTTCAATAAAGGATATTAAATAATGGATTTAGTAGGAATAACAATATGATAAAATTTGGAATAACAAATACGAACATTGTGGCAATTCTTACTCCAACTGAATTTACAATGCTAACCGGAGAAGTCCCCGACAAAATACCAGATAACACGACTTTTGACTTAACTGGAATACAGGCGGCAATAGACCTTAGAGATAAGAATATGCCAGTAATACGAGAATTAGTAACGGCAGCCAATAAACTTCAAAACAAAGGCTAAAAAGAATGGCAGATTTCGCAATAGTCAGCCCAAAATTAGGACAGTTTGAAAAGGTATCCAAGATACTTCTCAACTCTGCTTTTCTTGCCGACGAGTCAACTAACGTGCAGGAATGGAAGGGGGAATACCATAAACTAAAAGGCAGGTTGCCTGAAATTTATGATGCCGATTATGCAACTATTATAGTGCCGAAATATACTTATCCGATAACAGGAGTAAATACAGGCACTAAAACTTTCACTATACTCGGCGATTATGCTGCGATAATAGCTTCCAATGTTTATACCGGCAGTAAAATCAGGATTAACAGTTCTACCGGAAATGACAAACTCTATACGCTTGTTAGTGCAACGTATAGTGCGCCGAATACCAATGTAATAGTAACCGAGACGATTGCAAGTGCTGCTGTTGATGGTAATTTATTCGTAGGTTATGAACCTGTTCTAAAAATTCATCTTCACGTCAAGCAATTAACCTCTGCGGAATATATTCTATTTGCAACAGCTTATCATATATGGTTATGGACTTCAACCGACAAAACTCTTGCAGTTAAATTCACCTGCGGAACTCCGGCAAGTGTAACCCGATGGGAGATAGTAACTCATAACGATAATGTCTATGCTACCAATAATGTGGACAAGGTTTTAAAATGGGACGTACACGAAAGTACCGGAAATGATTTTGTTGCGTCTGGCGACCTTGTAAGTGGCATAAAAGTCGATGGCACGAATTATATCACTAAAGCAAAACATATTTTTTCACATGAAGGTTATCTGTTTTTGGGTTATGTTACCTATGCTACAAATGATATTTTTCCGCAAAGCATTTTCTGGTCTGATTATGGTACGGATACTTTTGACCAGACTGGAGCGGGTGATACAGGCCAAAAGGATTTTAATAGTACACCTGATTTCCTTATGGGATTTGGCAAGTGGAATAATTACATAGTGGTTTTCAAAGAAGAATATCATCACGTCGGCCAACTTGTAACCGAAGACGATGTTTTTGCATGGGAGGAGCAACCTATTAAAGTCGGTACAATTTCTGCCGATTCTATCGTGAATAATAAAGAAGGGCAGTTGTTCTGGATAGCGTCAGACCTTACCATAAGAGAAATAAGAAGTACGGTAGAAATTTCAAAGCCTGTATTCGATACTTTACGAATAATAAATCCCGAATATGCAGAGTACATTCAGTCTATCTATATTGACGAATACAACAAAATCTATTGGGCTATTCCCACAGGAGCAAGTGAAACCAACAATAAGATAATATCTCACGATGTAGAGACTGGTAATGAATTTATCTACGATATTCCGGTAAGGGCTTTTGCCAAATTCAAGAGGCAGGAACGATATACTTATGAATCGCTTAGGGTTTATGGTAATTACGCCAATTGGGGCGCTGCCTGGTTAATATACGATGCCGGAAAGAACAAGATAGGTTATCCAGTAGAACTTGCTTCCGATTATGCGGGGAATGTTTACACACTTCATTCGGCTACAAATGATGCCGGAGCTGCTTTTACAGGCGATATTGTTCTTCATACCACCCTTACGGATTCAATGTCTCTTAACTTATATAAAAGAGTTAATAACGGCGCTACTTTTATTTTCAATCGAAAGAGTACAGGTACAGTAACGGTATCAATTAAAAGAGATACATCTACCACTTGGGAAGAACTCGGTACTATTACTCTTATAAGTGCCGATGGTGAGGATGTACTTTTTCAGTTTTTGCCTTTTGATAAGAGATTTAAGACGGCGAAGTTTAAAATCAGCAGTCCTGACGAAATGGAGCTTATAGGTATTTTATTTAACGATTTTGAAATGGACGATGAGCGATGAGTTTACTGCCGAAACAACTGCCGTTTGATAAAATCGGACTTGCAAGGGCGAAGAGCCCTGAAGAAATAAAAAAATGGTTAGACCAGTTTATAAATGATTTTCAGATGTTTTATTCAAGGTTATACGACCAGATTGAGAATAACGGATTTGAAACCCAAAACTGGAAAGTAAAAGAAAGCGATGACGGCAGCAAACTTGGTTTTTTCCATAGTTCAGCCCCAGATACTTCAAAGGGAAGTTTTAAAGTATGAGATATTTATTGGTTATTTTGTTTTGTTATTCTCTGACTTTTGCAAGTATAGATGCTGAAGGCGGCAAGATTACAAATGTCGGTTATCCGAGTGATAATAACGATGCCGCAAATTATAAATACGTCAATGATATTTTTGCTACATTACTGTATGTTAATGACCCGAATTACTATGTTTTCAATGTAAATAACAAGAGCGGTAATGTGATTCTCACGACTTCGGATGTCAACGAAGGCACTAATTTATATTATACTGATGCAAGGGCGAGAGCCAGTATTTCAGAAACCGTTACAGGTCTTAGTTATTCTTCAGGCGTTTTTAGTCTGACAACTGGTTATGTAATCCCGACAACGGTACAAGAGGCGAATTGGTCTGATTTTATTACTTGGTTTGGTACTTTTGATAATAACGATAATGACCCTTGTTTTTATGCATCTATTGCTGCCGATATAAACCAAAACGATGTTAATAATTGGAATGGCAAAATATCCGATTTTGACGAAACAGACCCCTGTTTTGCGGAATGGTATTTGACCTTTGACAATAACGAAACAGACCCATGTTTCGTTGACTGGTATGATTCCAATAATTATCTCGTTAATAATGCCAATGACGTTACGACAGGCGCATTACAGGCGTCCAATTTCACAGTAGATTCTTTTACTGATACTATCAGCTCAAAGTTCTCATATAAAGTAAATACAATAACTCCGACTTTTACGGGTATTTATGAGATGGTTTCAGACACATCATACCCTCTACCTGATACAATACATACAGGTTTTAATTCAATAGCCTGTTTTAATCCTGATGTTAGTATTGCAGGTAGTTTTCAATTTGCAGGCTACTTTTCAAATCAGAGTTCTCATACCCTTGCCGGTACTATGAATAATCAACGAGGATTGTATGGTTCCTGCCTGACTACTATCGCTAATAATGGCAGGAGTATGGGTAGTGATTCTGGCATTGCTATTGCCGGTTTGGATTTTCAAGCCGGCAATCAGGAAGATTTTGTCGGGCAGAATGGAAAAGGAGGCTACTATCTAACAACGGCAGGTATTAGCGTTTTCAGCACACTCGGTTGGACTGGTAAGACAATATCAAACTATACTAAAACCAGAAATTACGGTGGTTATTTCACAGCTACGATGGATGGTACTTATAATAATGCTTTAACCACCGGAGTTAATTATGGAGTCTATACCAAGACTACGAACTCTATCGTATCAGGCACAGGCAGTTTAAATTCTTATGCCTTGTATCTTGACGCTTGTAGTGGTTCGACATTTGCTACAGGCGGCGGAGTATTGACCTCTTGGAATCTCTACGCTCCGACATCAGTTAATAGTGCGATAAACGGGATGGTTCGGATAGGTTCTACGACAGTCCCGACAGTCCCTCTTGATGTAACAGGAGATGTAAACGCAACAGGAACGGTAAAATCAACGGGTTTAATAGTTGACGGGAACACAGGCGTTGATAGTAACTTCCTCGATAGAAACGGCGTAAACCACATTATAAAAGGCGGAATTATTGTAAATTAAGGAATATAGCGATGGGACTTTTTGATTTTTTTAGCAGTAGTCCGAAGACGAGTGAAGTTAGTATTTACGAACCGGATACGAGTGTTGCGTCAAGGGCAGAATTGCTCAAGAGAGGCACTGAAGCAACACCTAACTTTCCCTTGCAACAAACAGCGGGAATGACATCACTTGAAGAATACATTCAAGGATTACTTGGTAACTATGTAAAATCTCCGGCTTCCGCAACCAGACAAAATGCTATTGACCTTGCTACGAAAACTGCTAATGAACCTTACGATGTAACGCAGTTTCCTGAAGTGCAGGGACTTATGAAGAGGATTACAGAAGCCGGACAGACAGAAGGAAACCGACTTATGCGAGGTATGCAACTTCGAGGTTCTTCTTCGTCCTCAAGGGGCAGGGATATACTCGGAAGAAACGTAACTGATATGCAACAAAAAATAGCTTCTGGTTTATCTCCATATCTTGAAAGTGAAAGGCAACGACAATTTGGCGCGATAGGTCTAATGAGCGACCTTGAAAATGCACAGACAGCCGATTTACTTCAAAAACTATCAACAGGAAGTCAATTTGGTGCGTTACCTCGCCAGATACTGCAAGATATATACGATAAACAATACGCTCAGCAAAATGCACCGATAAACTTCCGATATAGTACACAACCAGGTATTCTTCAGTCTATGCTTCAGCCTTATCAAGTGCTTCAAGGTGGTTCTGGGCAAAGTGAAAGCGGGTTTAGCCAGATTGCACCGCTTATCGGCCCTGCTCTTAGTATTTTAGGGCCTATATTAAGTGGCGGTTTAATGGGCAGCGGTGCTACAACTGCTGCCGATGTTGATATGTCGAATATGTTCTCACCTTCATCATTTTATAATACTGGTAGATTAGCATATCCAGGATAAAAATATATGATAACAAACCTTCCAGTTAGCGGTGGCGGACAATCAGGCGGATTTTTACAATCCCTGTTAAGTCCACTTGAAAGTTTAGCACCTGTTCTACCTACGTCAATGTTGTCGGAAATACTTGGTTCCATTGATACTCTTAATCCATTAGGCGGTTTATCCGGTGGACCTGGAATGATACAAGGTTTATTTGATGAAAGTGTACCTAATACAGGATTAACTGGAATACTTGATATGCTTAACTTGAAAGGCAGATTGCCAAAGGGTTGGCTTGCTACTGGCAGAGATGCCGCCCCTATAGTCGGTTCTGCTTTTGGTAATGTATTTATGCCTGGATTTGGCGGCCCGTTAGGTTCTGCCGCAGGTAGTATCGGTTCGTCAATAGCATTTGGAAATGCAGGTGATTCGTGGAAACATCCCATTACTCCTACTATTAACTATATCCATTAAGAAAGGTTTAAAAGATGATTACTAATACGGGTGTTAAAAGCGTTGATTATGGTTCGGCTGGTAAATACGGCGGTTCTGCTATGGCTGGAGCGGAGATTCTGGATTATCTCAAAAAGTCCCAGGAATTGAAGAAACAGAATAGCACTCTGAATCGTTTTATAGAACTGTCTGCACAGGGATATAGACCAGACCAAGCATATTCTGTACTCCAAAACGAAAATGCAACTCAACAAAGACAAGGATTGTTACAAATAGTACTTCAAATGATTCAAGGATTATCTGGTCAGGCAAATACTGGTGGTCAAGGTGCGCCAAATCAACAAATGCAAGCTCCTATAAATCCTGATTGGGCAAAAGCTACTGGCGGTGCTATAGGTGGTTCACAATTTACTATAAATCCATCAACATCTCCTGTTCGTCGAACTGCTCCTACATATCTTCCGCAACTATCGAGGAAGATTGCAGAAGGTGGATATAAACCTACTGGTGCAAAAAGTACAACCGGAACATCAACTCAAATGGGAAACAATTCATTAGAAGGAATAAGTGATTTGCCACAGGAAATTCAAGATAAATTAAGTAGAGGAATACCACCTACATCAGCCGACTGGAAAGTTATATTTAACAAAGGATAAGAATATGAGTGAAAACAGCATATTAGACTTTATGAGATATAAAAACGAAGCATTGCAAAACCAGATACTTTCTCCGATTGAAATGGAGAATATGGCAATATCAAGAGAGAACAGGTCTGTATCGAGAGAGGAGTTATCTGTTAAAAGACAGGAAAGATTGGACGAGACAGAAGATGCTCGGAAATTCTCTGGTTTGCTCAATGACTTGCAAAATAAAGACCCAAGCATGATAGATTATCCTGAATTTAAGACACGAAATTATAATGCACTGGCCGCACAGTTGGCTATAAACCGAAATAAAGCAAAAAAGACGAAAATTGAAACTATACAAGACCCGCAAACCGGAGAAAATGTAGACCAACTTGTAGATATGAATTCTGGTGAAGTTATAAGGTTTTTAGGTAGGTCAAAGAAGCCCCCAGAAAAACCATTAACTCCAAGTGCGCAAATAACTCAATTGGAATTAGACCAATTGGGCAAAATGGGTCCAGAAAAACAAAAGGCTTTCTGGGACAGGAAAATGCTGGGAGTAACTCCTACAAAACTTAATGCTACGCAAAATGATATTAAGAATACTATTGCTGAGGAACAAAAGATTAGCCCTGACGATGTAACTTGGCCCCAAATTCACGAAAGAGAAATGTTGGATTTTGAGAAGAAGGCTAAAATTACTGGTGAGGCAAGAGGTGAAGCGTATGGTGTATCCAGAAAAGTAAATGTCTATGATACCAAAACCAGCGGAATGAAAACTATGAATATGAACGATTTTAATAAACTTAACAAGGCCGAACCCGACAGGTATCTTGATGAAGCAACAGCAGCACCGATACTTGAAAAAACTGCAAACTTTAATGAAATGTTAGGTTCAAGTGGAAATGTTCGTAAGGCATTAGATAAAATGCCGGAATTTACTACTATGCAAAGAATACAACTTTCTATGATATTAAGGTCAAGAGATTCTTCATCTGCCGTATCTTCGTTTCTTGCAGGTTCCATCGGCCAAACCTTATCTCCCGAACAACAGGATTATGTAATAAATCTTCAAAACTTAATTGAAAGTGCAGTGAGAATAGCAAGGACAGGTCAAGGTTCTGATACATTGAGAGGGGTTATTTGGGATATGATACCAAGTGCGGCAACGTGGAGTAAAGAAGCGGCATATAAATATCTTGACGCTTTTGATGCAGAAGTGGCAAGACTTAAAAAGGGTCTTCCGAAAATTAAGTTACCGGAAGAAGTTGAAGGTTTAATCGGTAATGAACCAAATATACCAACAGTTTCTACAACTCGTACTCCAGAACAGGAACAAAGGTATCAGGAATTACTTAAAAAGGCAGGAGGTAAATAATGCTGACTCCGGCTGAACAAAAAGAATTAGAACAATTACAAGGTATGAGTTCTCCAGATGTAAACCAAGAACAATGGCAACCAAACCAGAATGATTTACGAGTAGACGGAACACAAAAAGGTAAGGGCTTTTTAGGTGTTTTACGAAGACCTGATGGTAGGGTATCTTCTGAGTTATCTATAGGTGTAAAATTGGGCGGTAAGGAAACAGAGATACCTTCCCTTGTACCGACTCTTGATGATAAAGAGAAACAATATCTTTTGAATACGCCAGAGGACAAAATCTTTACTGCCAACCCTGCATTATACAAATCTATAGAACAAAAAGCGACTAACCACGCAAAAAAACGAATTGCAGAGGGCAAAAGTCCTTTTGCTCAAGAGGGTGAACAATTACATCCTAATCTTACTACTGCCGAACAACAGGAATTAACAAGTTTACAACAAATGAGTCCTGTAACTACTCCATCCCGTGTTCGTCCTAAGCCGATAACAACCGAAGAATATCAAATGGAACTGGCAGGAAAAGATTCCGGCAATCCTTATGCAAGAAAATTGGCCGTTGAGGAACTATCAAAAACTTTACCTACAACTGCGATATCTACGGTAAGTGTAGGTGCGATTAAATCGGTTGGTGGACTGGCAAGAAGTGTAAATACTATCGGTAGCGCCGTTGCGGATTATATGCACATACCAGATTCTTACAGACCTGAATTTATGAATATGGTAGCTAATAGATTGGCAGGCAGAGGTGAGTTCTGGAGTCAAGTTTCAGATGAAATGGGTGCAAGTAAGATTCAAAAGATTGCAGGTGAGGTTGTAGGTAGTCTTCCGGTGGCAAGTAAAATTTGGAGTCCTTATGGTACAGGAGGATTAGGTACTGTAACTGGAGTTGGTCTGGCTGCAACATTAGGGGCGGCAGAACAGAAAAAGAAAAGTGGTACTATTGGATTTGGTGGTATTAAAGAAGAAGCTAAAGTATTGGGAATGGGTACAGTTAAAGGTATAGAACGTTTTGTATTAGGAAAAGTTCTTGATAAATTATCTGGTATTAAGAGTCCTATTGCCCGCAGGACTCTTGGTGCAGCAACATTGGCAACATCGGCGGCTATGAGAGGTGGTAAGTTAGAAGAAGTATTAACTCAAGCGGCATTAGGCGGTATCTTAACTGGTTATAATTCCAGATACAATAAACCTTTATCTGAAGTTAAACAAATGGCTGCAAACCAAAAAGCAGAAGCTTTAAAATCCGGCGATACTGTAAGGGCAGAAAGGTTAGGCCAGATAGAACAGCAGATTGGAGAAGAAATAACTTTACAGAAGGCAGGAGGACGTTCCGATAGAGGACAATTGACTGGTAAACCTACAACAATAAAGACGGTAAAGGATATTTCTGGTTTGATAGGTGGTACTAAACTTAATACTTTAGAGACTGTAACTAATCCTATGGCCTTGCAGAAAATAGGGAAAAACATTGTCGAACAACCGTTGGCAGGTGCAAAGGCACAAGAACTTGCAAATGTCGCAAAATCTGCGACTGGTACGATAAAACAAAAGTTAGCACAAGGTCAACAGAATATAACTAATCTGTCAGAAAGAGCAACCGGAATAACAGAGAAGACTTCACAAGTAGTAAATGAAAAGATTAAACAAACATCTGCTAATGTTGCCAATACGATAGACAGTATCAGGGCTGACGCTTCTGTAAAATTAGGAACTGAAATACCTGCCGACCCTTATGAGCGGTCGATAATGTTCGAGGGTAAATATCAACCATTATTTGAGGCTATAAATGCTACCGGACAGAAGGTAGATGTAAAACCTGTCAGGGTGGCGGCGGGAATTGTAAAAGGTGCAGTTGAAGAAAATCCGATAAATTATAAATACATTAAAGATTCTTCTGTGCCAGGAGGCATTAGAGTAGAAAGAACAAATATAACTGATATGGAAACTATTATACAAACGGGAATTAAAGACGGTTTTACTACCAATCAGGCAAAACAAATAGTTTCTATGATACCGGAAAATCCGACTATTGATATTGCGCACGCCGCTAAATCTGCTTTAGGCAGGGCAGCGGTAAATGCTAAAAATGCAGATGCGTCAAGAATACTTAACAAGGCCAAATTTGCATTAGAAAACCAGATGAACAGAACTGCGGCAGCGGCAGGTAAATCTGGTGAATTACAGAAAATAGACAGTGCAAACAATCAGGCAAAACTATTTGATGAATTGACCACAAAATATAATCAATATACTAATCTTGACCCAACTACTGGAGAACGTATATTAAGAGGTGAGGATTTTGCAAAATTCCTAAAGGACAACTACAGAGACTTAGTAAATATAAGTAAACTTCACCCAAACAAATCACAGGAAATGGTCAAGATGGGATTACAGACTGAAACTCTAAAGGGTTTATCTGGTGCTAAAACTATTGAAAAATTAACACAACTCGGCAAAGACAATCCTAAATTACTTAAAGAATTATATCCTGATAGTCCTCAAATAATAGACACATTAACAAAAATTCAAACAAGAATAGATAGAATTGATAAGTCGCCACTCCGAAAGCAAATGGGCGATTTTGCAGAAGGTTTGAAAACTAATTCATCAAAGGCCGCTTCTGATTTACTGGAGAATCCTGATATTACTCAACCTGCTAAAATAAGAGCCGTATACAAAACAATAGGTGCAGAAGATTCTGCACAATTACAGGCAAGAATGATTGAAAATTTTCTTACCGAATCGGGAAAACCTAATCAAAGAATAGGTGGCAGGGTGGCTAAAGGATTTACTCTTGCTGAAAGAATTGACTCAATACCAGAAACTAACTGGAGAACGGCATTTCCTAATAATCCAAACATTAAAGAAAATTTACAAGAATTAAGTCGTATCGCTGCAAGGCAACAAAAACCTTCTGATGTCGGTGGTTTACCCAGAATAACATATCTTTTGGAACGCTCACCCTTAATTATAGGAACATATAGTATTTTAAGAGGCAAGGGTGTCGGGGTATTGTCAAGAGCAGGAGCAGAAATAGCTACAATACTGGGCATAGAAAGACTTGCAGCAAATTATCTGGCTAATCCTGATGCTGCCAAATTATTCTTAAAGAATATAGAAGCAACTAATCCGAATACAGGTGTAATTAGAAAATTGGTTTCTTTTGTAAATATCCCTCGACAAACCCAAATGGCCAATGAAGATAAGTTAAACAACTACCCTGATATTATTTATAGAAAGAAATGACCGGACTCACAGCCGATAACTCAAATATAAGGAAAGTTTTATGACAACAACGTTTCAAATGAATGGTACATTTAAGTTCATCATCAGTCATATTGTAATTATCGGCGGTGTAGTCGGCGCACTTATCACCGTAGGTCGATGGCTTGAATCGACGAGAGGGGATATAACTTATCTGAAAGAATGTGCTATTAAAGTTGAGAGCAGGATAGAACCACAGGTAATTAAACACGATTTGGATATAGCCGTTATGAAAGAAAGTTTTGTAAATTTAAGGCAGGGTCAACAGGAAATCAACGATACGCTCAAGGAACTGAACCGCAATATCCAAAGGCATATAAACAAAAATGGCCCGTAATCTTCTTCTCCTCTCCTCCTGCGGCGGATAACCTAAAAAATTATCCGCCGTTTTTTTATTGACTTATTATTGGAACAGACTAATATATAAATATGCGTCAAGATATAAAACAATTAAAGCTGGATAGGCTCAATTCTTGGCAGGTACTCTGCCGGTCTTGGCGCAGGCCTATCCGGCTTTTTTATTGAGATGATTTATGAGAGAAATTCCATTAACACAAGGTAAAGTAGCGTTAGTTGATGATGAGGATTTTGAGAGAATAAATCAGCATAAATGGTATTTGCGTAAATTTAAAGGTCGTTTATATGCGGAAAGAGATACTCGTCCAAAAAGACAAAAAATAAAAATGCACCGTGAAGTTTTAAGGCTTAAATATGGTGAAGATAAAATAATTGACCATCGCAATCATAATGGCCTCGATAACCGGCGATGCAATCTACGCATTTGCACAAATGCCGAAAATACTCACAACCAAAGAGCGCAAACAAGGCAAAAAACCTCAAAATACAAAGGTGTTCATTGGAACAAAAAAGACCATAGATGGCACGCACAAATTAAATATAATAACAAAATATATCATTTGGGAACTTTTATTTACGAAGTTGATGCCGCCAAAATATATGATAGAAGGGCCATAGAGTTATTTGGTGATTATGCCTGTCCAAATTTCCCCATTGAGAATTATCGGCAAATTGCGTAAATAGTGTTTCTTACCGCTGGACGGTATCAGGTATAATTGGCGAAGCCTTAAAGTGCTATGCAACCAAAATTGGCGTTAAATAGTATCTCATAGAATATACACAAATCCATAGTTGCTATCGAAATGGCCTTTTGTGATAGGCAGATTCTCCCAAGAGGCCGCGTTGCCAACACGACCTACACGGTCGCTACGAAGCCTGCCAAGCCCTTTGTTTGCCTTTTAAATCGATGAACGTTCTGCCGTTGGGGTAATTTCACCCAGACGCGCCATATTGCAAAAACACACCCAGTTTTTAAACAAATAACAAGGAAATGTTCGTTTTTAAGTTAAAAACATTAACGCTGTATAACCCCGCGCAAAATGAAACATATTAAATGGAATAATTCACTTTTCGCAAAGAGGCGAAATGCGCAAATAGGCCAAAGGGAAAAGAGCGATAATACAAGACTTTATGGAAAAATAAATCTTGTTTAAAATAGCAATTTTTCTATTGACAGCTAAAGTTTACTTGCTATACTTGCCGATGTATTGATTAACCAATTTTTAGGAAATAGACCAATGGCTAACATATATGTTGATAATGACACAAAAGTAAATCTTGACAAACTCATCGAACGAGAATGTAGGTCAATAAGCGATGAAATAAAATTTCTTATTGATAATAGGTTGGCAGAATTGGAGAAGGTAAAATGATAACATTAGCTTTTGGTGTAACTGTTTATTTGATTCTTAAAAAAGGTGCAACGTATTTCGATATACCAGTGGCCTTATGGGTTATTTCCTTTATTTGCGATACTATTGTATTTTTTGGAACGGCTTATTTTATTTGGGGACAAGGAAAATGAATATCGAACTGATAAATAATATATTTGCAAAAAAATTTTCTTCCTCCTCCGCGAGCAGGTGCGTTTCTTCACCGGGCGCAACTGCTCGTTTGAAATCAGAAAGTTAAAACTTTTAAAAATAAAGGAGTGTTCAATGTGTCAACCAGCCGCCTTCGTAGTAGATTTTAAGGAGAAAGTTATGAGCGAGCCTGCAAGTTTTGCCGTTACCAAAGCAAACGGAGATTATATTGCGTATTGGTCTGAAAATTCCGACAGCCACGAAGTTATCAAAAAAGAAAACGGCCTCGATAAAATAGACATCCCGAATGTTCGGGGTGAGGCAAGACTTATTCCTTGCGAAATTACTCCGCCGAAAAACGACTTTAGACTGCCACTCGACCAATGGATTTTTACATCGGATATATCGCCGGAATGGGCGGACATGACAGAGGTAGAAAAAGTATGCAGAAAGGTTCTACCGGACTGGCTGGCGGCAAATGTGATATTGCCGAAACAAAAATACGACACTACGAATAAGTATTATGCTGCAATTTGCGGCACGATTAACTATGTCTCTGGCGGCACGATTAACTATGTCTCTGGCGGCACGATTAACGAAGTCTCTGGCGGCACGATTAACAAAGTCTATGGCGGCACGATTGACTATGTCTCTGGCGGCACGATTGACTATGTCTCTGGCGGCACGATTAACGAAGTCTCTGGCGGCACGATTAACAAAGTCTCTGGCGGCACGATTAACGAAGTCTATAGCGGCACGATTAACTATGTCTATGGCGGCACGATTAACTATGTCTATAGCGGCACGATTGACAAAGTCTCTGGCGGCACGATTAACTATGTCTCTGGCGGCACGATTAACGAAGTCTCTGGCGGCACGATTAACTATGTCTATGGCGGCACGATTAACTATGTCTATAGCGGCACGATTGACGAAGTCTATAGCGGCACGATTAACTATGTCTATGGCGGCACGATTAACTATGTCTATAGCGGCACGATTGACGAAGTCTCTGGCGGCACGATTAACAAAGTCTATGGCGGCACGATTGACTATGTCTCTGGCGATTTCCCTAAAAAAATTACCGGTCATACGACGATTGTGAATTACGGTAGTTTAACTCCTGATATTCTCAAATCTTCAAAAGCCGTAATGATAGACCGTTCAAAAGATACGGTCGTCTGTTATGTGGGGAAAGACGAATAGTTGTAAATAACAGAGCAAGTTCTTTAAAATATAAATATGCCCCCAAAGCAGTTCAATCACGAATTGCTTAAACTGGCCTGTGCATCACCGGCAGTACCGTTTCTCTCCTCGGCGGTATTGCTAAAACTTCTTCAAACTCCAAAAAAGACGTTTACCCATTTTGTTGAAAATCCAAAAAACAGGCCAGTATTTTTTAAAATTACTTTGTGGCTTTCATGGTGAGACTGGCCGGAGAAATTTACAAGGAAAGATAATGGCTCCGGCAGTCTTTTTGAAAAGTAAATACTGGCAACTGGCGTTTAACATACACGAACACTCCAGATTTTAAAAAATAAGCTGATGTTCGGTGCTTATTTATTTGCCAGTATTTTTAAAAAATTAAAGTCCCGCGAAGGCTCGCCAGAATCGGAAGACACGCAAGCGGATTAGTTACACGACCTTAAGACCTTTGGCTGGTGGGACGGTAAACCGGCTATTTTGAGAAGAAAGGAAAGATTAAAAATGCCAGGTGATTTTATTTATTGTTGTTCAAAGTGTTTGCAGAGGAAAATCCATCAGGACTGTTGTTTTCACGGAAAGGATAGTGAAATTTGTCCTGCCTATACTGAACAATGTAAAAATTTAACATCGAATATTCTACCGCCAGAGGAATACAGTATAGCAAAAGAATCACTGAAAAGAGCGGAAAGCAAAAAAATATGAAAAAGTTTTTTTCGACTATTATAAATTTTATGTTAGGCACGATTATCTTTCTGTTTTTCGTGGGACTTATTTTGTTCGTTGCATATTACAAATATAGAAAATTTATGTTTTTTTTGAATTATTAAACCTATGAAAATCCTAAAAGCCATCCTGTTGTCGCTTGCCGTTTTAATCGGCTATCAACCGGACTGCGAAGCTGTTGAAGTGCAGCCAGATAGTAATTCTCTGTTGAAACTAATTGATGCTATCGCACAAAAGGAATCGGGCGGAAATCCTGATGCGGTAAATTGGCAGGAGAATGCTGTCGGCCTGTTACAGATACGACCCATAATGGTTTTAGAAGTCAACCGAATCTGCTCTTTGCTAAAAATCGATTATGACTTTGAACTTGCTGACCGCAAAAATCCGGCAATGTCAAGACGTATGGCACTTATTTATTTTTCTTTCTGCCAGCAATATTTCAATCTGGACTTTGAACAACTGGCAAGAAACTGGCAGGGGGGAATTTACGGTTATCGGAAAGTCTGCACTCGGCAATACGCAAAAGACGTTATGAAGATTTACGAGGCGACAAAATGAACAAGCGATTAAAGATTGAGAAACCTAAATTTACTTGGGCTGAATTAGGACTACTTGAAATCGAAATTGGCAAAATAATAGATTTTTATCACAAGGAATCTAATCCGATATCAAGTCAAGGAATTGAGGCGTTAGTAGATATTCATTTTAGAATCAGGCAATCAACATATTTTCACACCTTCCCTTCGATTCCTTTTATGACTAAAGAAAAATATCTAAAATCATTTCCAGAACACACCAAACTTATAGCGATGGCAGACCAGAGGAATGCGGCAATAAGGGATATAGAGAAAGGTGCTAAAAATGGGTTATAGAGAAAGAATCGAAAAAGTAGTAATCGCAATGTTTAACGCCGACAGATTATTAACTTCTATTTTAGATGAGGATGCCCTGACTTTGGCTGATGGCAGTATGAGGTTTAGTAGTGAATGGAATGGTCTATGTGATATAGCTATGGATTTACTTGGAATGCCAAAAGACAATACCACTGACTATGATTATTCACTTAGCGTAAATTGGCCTAAGGGGTGTTTCTGTAGAGATTTTTATATAGAGGGTTGGATAGATGGATTCAAAAATGGTCAAGAATTTATAGATTCTTGTTATTCCGCATTAAAAGAAGTTGCCGATAACAACGAAACTTTTACAGAACCAAAAATTTGAGAGGGCAAAATGAAATCACAAAAGACCCTTAAAAGAATAGCACAGCGAGACCAAGAATTAGCACGGAGGAAATACGGCAAATCGGTAGACAAAATTGAAAAGATTTATAAGGCGAAAATGTAATGCCGGATAAGCAAGGCCAGTTAGTAATGGACTTTACGCAGAACTGGCGAAGGTCTGACCCGAAAACTTCCGAGGATGCCGGTAAGAAAATTGAGGCAATTGGCAAAGCGGAAAGAGACAGACGAATAATCTTGGCTTGTCTGCGACAACACAATGGCTCGACCGACAAGGAACTGGCAGTATATCTTAAAGGTATTTTAACCTATGATGAAATTCACAAACGTATGAGGGAATTGGAATACAAAAGTCTTATTAAAAAAAATGTCAATATCAGACGTGAGCATTGTTGCACAAGGTGGATACTTTAATGAAGCTAATCCCATTAACGCAAGGATTATTTGCTAAAGTCGATGATGCCGATTTTGAATGGCTAAATGAAATGAAATGGCGAGCAATGGGCAAAAAATCAAATCATAATTGCTATTATGCGATTACAGGCGATTGCAATCCCAAAAGAGGGCAAAAAACAATTTTAATGCACAGACTTATTATGAAAGCTACTGATGGCGTAGAGGTTGACCACAGAGACAATAACGGACTGAACAATCAGCGTTATAACTTAAGAGTTAGCACTCACGCGGAAAATTTGCGAAATCAAAAAATTCAAGCAAATAATAAATCTTCAAAATTTAAGGGCGTAAGCTTTTTCGGTGCAAACAAAAGCAATCCTTGGACGGCACAAATTCATTTTCACAAAAAGAAAATTCACTTGGGTTATTTCAAATTTGAATCTGACGCCGCGAAAGCTTATGACGAGAAAGCAAAAGAGTTGTTTGGGGAATTTGCTCATACCAATTTTTAAGGAAACCTAAAATGGAAATTAAAATTATTAGTTTGAAAGGTGAAGATTTCAAAGGTTTAAAATATTTTGAAATGAATCTTGACGGTGGAAGTGCAGTTATCAAAGCTCAAAACGGAGCCGGAAAAACAACTGTTTACGATATGTTTCTCTGGTTGTTATTCAACAAAGACTCTACCGGCTCGACAGATTTTAACCTGCGGCCTCTGGACGAAAGCAATCAGCCGATTAAAGGGCTTGTATTGTCGGTTACGGCAGAGCTTGAACTTGATGGTGTATCTCATATTTTCAAGAAGGAACATCACGAAAGAATAGTCAAAGACCAAATCAAGGGTTACGAGACTTTATGCTCCATAGATGAAGTGCCTAAACTCGCCAAAGAATACGCAGATTACATCAAAGAGATTGTTCCAGAAACTACCTTTAAAGTGCTGACAAACCTGCGACATTTCAACGAGGGTATAACGTGGAAAGAACGCAGAATGGTTCTTCTTGATATTGCCGGTGAAATAGGAAATCCGGACGGCTTTGACGATTTACTTGCCGCTCTTAACGGCAGGTCAATGGATGATTACAAAAAAGTTTTAGCCACGCAGAAAACAAAACTCAAAGATGAACAGGCCGAAATCAACCCGCGTATCGATGAACTCCAAAAAAGCTTAACGGCTTATGCCGGGACCGACAAGAAGAAACTCGAAAAGAAACGGCTTGACGTTCAGGCGGATATTACACGACTCAATGAGCAGCAACGAATATTATTGACACACGAAAAAGACAGGCAGGAGCAAATCGAGAACATCAACGCGGTAAAACTCCAACGGCAACAGCGGGAACTGGAACTCAAAAACGATACGTCCGGCTCGGCAAAACTGCTCGAGGAAAAAGGAAGTCTTGAAAGTGCCGTTTCGGAACGCAAAAATGCAGTTATGGCGGCACAGTCCGTTATCTCGAGCGCGAAAGCCGAACTCATTAGCAAGCAAAATGAACTCAGCAGGCTTACGGCAAACATAAACGAAATCCGTGATAGATACAACAAAGCGTCTGATGCTCCTACAGATAATACCTGTTATGCCTGTAAACAAAAATTACCAGCCGACAAGATAGAACAACTTGAGAAAAAGCGAAAAGCGGACCTTGCTAAAATTATCACCGAAGGCAATAAGATTAAAGAAGAAGTTGATACTTGCACATCTACTATTGCAGACCTTGAGACTGAACTTGCAAACCAACAGAAAGAACTCGAAAAAGCTCAAATCACCTTAAAGGAAGCAGAAACAACTAAGACAGAACGCTTTGCAGAGATTGATAAGCTTATCAAAAATAAACAACCGAAAAATCCTAAAGCCGACCCGGCATGGCAGGACCTCGGCGTTGAAATATCAAGGCTTGAAAAAGAACTCGGTGAATCTGTTGCAGTTCAACTACAGAAAATTGAAGCCGACCGCAAAACGAAACAGGATGAGTTGGCCGTCCTCAATAAATCTCTGGCTCAGGCAGATCAGGCTAAACAGGCAGGAGAGAGAATAGCCGAACTTGAGCAGCAGGAAAAAGACCTGGCACAAAAAATAGCAGACATTGAAAAGCAGCTTGCAGATATAGCTAATTACAATATGGCCGAAAGCAAACTGATTGAATCATCGGTAAACGGCAAATTCAAACATGTCAAGTTTAAGCTCTTTAATTTTCTGCTTAATGGTGAAATAGAGCCTTGTTGTGAAGCAATACTGAACGGCGTGCCTTACCCTGATATGAGTTATGGACAGAGGATATTTGTCGGCATTGATATTATCAACATATTGTCGGCTCATTACGGCATGAGCGTTCCTTTGTTCATCGACAACAGCGAAGGTATGACATTGCCTATCGAAGCTGAAAGCCAAACCATAGAACTGTTCGCACAAAAAGGCATATCAACTTTGACGGTAGAGAAAATTGAAGCACCCGTCAAGTCGGTAAAAACAGCAAAATCAAATTCTAAATCCAGCAAGAAGGGAGAATTATTTAATGTCAACGCTTAATCAAAATCAGTTAGCCCCAAAAACTAAACTTGAAACAATCAAAGACGGTCTTATGTCGCAAGGTGCGATCGCCTTGTTCAAGGACAATCTGCCCAATGCGACGGGCAAGCAAGCAGAGGAAATGGCAAGGCGATTTGCGAAAATGACCTATACCGCTATTTGTCAGAATCCGTCTTTGCAGGATTGCAGCATTAGCAGTATCGTTAGAGCCGCAAGCATATCTGCCAGCCTCGACCTTGACATCGACCCACGCGGCCTTGCTTATCTTGTGCCTTACAAAAACAACAAAACCAATAGCATAGAGGCTCAATTCCAAATTGGCTATCTCGGCCTTATGGAATTAGCCTACCGTTCCGGCAAAATTAAAGCTATCTCTGCTCATTGTGTTTATGAGTCCGAAAAAGGCAAAATCGAAATAATGAGAATTGATGGTAGATACACCGTTAAGCATCCATTCAGTTATGAACCGCCAACTGGCAAGATTATCGCCGTCTATGCTTCTGCTGAAATTGAAGGGCTTGGACCGCAAACAATAGTTCTGCGAACTGATGAGGTAGAAAAATTCAGGAAATCTTCAAAAGCTCCGAACTCTCCTGCATGGACGAACTTTCCAGAGGCTATGTATAAAAAAACTGCTATCCGGCAACTGGCAAAATTCCTGCCAAAATCCATCCTTGAGGATTTCTCAAAGGGTGCTGCCATTGATGAACAGGAAACCTTTGTTGAAGCAGCGACGGCAACCCAAAGCGTAATTGAGGGTCAGGCGGGTAGCCAAGTAATAAACGCAGACTTTGAGAAAAAAATAGAGAAACCCAAAAAGGGCGGTAAAAAGCAAGTAGCATCGGAAGATAAGACGATTGCTGCACCGTCCAGTAATCAAAAAGAACAGCCAAAGCCGAACTTTCTATAGGATGTTATGAAATTTGAACAACTATATTCCAGCTCAAGCGGCAATTTGTATATTGTCGAATCGTCCAATAACAAACGTCTCTTATTAGAGGCGGGCATTACTTGGAAGAAGCTCCAAAAGGCCTTGAAATACGACCTGTCAAATATAGAAGCGTGCTTCGTTACGCACAGCCACGCAGACCACAGCAAGGCTATATATGATGTGGTCGGTGCGGGTATTGAGGTATATGCCAGTGAGGAAACTTTATCCTTTATGGGTCTGAATATGCACCGCAGGACGAAGATAATTAAAGATAAAGACTTAATCCGGCTCAAGGATTTTCAAGTATTTGCTTTTTCGCTCAACCATGATGCAGATGGTACTTTAGGTTTTATAGTCCGGGCAGTTGAAGAAAACGAATATCTGCTTTTTGCACCGGATACCAGCTTTATTACTCAAAGATTTAGCCAGAAGTTCAATATCATTGCCTTGGAGTGCTCCTTTGATAAAACCATTCTGCAGAACAGAGTAGATACAAACGACATAAACGAAACTCTTGCTAAAAGACTTCTAACATCACACTTAGAAAAATCTGAAACAATGCGATACATCGAGAAATTCTGCGACATAAGCAAGTTAACCCAGATCAACCTTCTTCATTTAAGCAAAAATAATATTGATGCCAAAAAGGTACAAAAAGAGTTTCAAGATAAATTTTTAATTGAAACGATTATTTGTTCTTGACAACCTTATTTTTTCATAGGATAATAAGGGCGTGAATAGTAACAGTAACAATTCGACTCCTAATAATTATGGCGGGTTTGGTCTGTCTGTAAGGACGACCGCACTTCCTGTTACTGGAACTGTTCACAAAACCCGCCAATTTTTTGGAGACAATCCTATGAAGAAAATCCCACTCTCACAAGAACAGTTTGCTTTGGTTGACGATGAGGATTTCGCAGAATTGTCAAAGCATAAATGGTACGCCTTCCGGCGAAATAAAGAATATTCCTATTATGCTATTAGAAATATTGGCATAAAACCTAATCGTGGCAGTGAGAGGATGCACAATGTAATTATGAAGCCCCCAAAAGGGTTTGAGGTCGACCACAAAGACGGCAATGGGTTAAATAATCAAAGATACAATTTAAGAGTTTGTTCGCGTTCGCAAAATATGGGTAACACAAGAGGACAACGCAGAAATTCATCAAGATATAAAGGTGTTCACTGGGATTCTCGAAACAATAATTGGAGACCTATGATTTGTAAAAATTATAAAATATTAAATTTGGGTTCATTCAAAAGCGAAGTTGAAGCCGCCAAAGCCTACGATGCAAAAGCCAAAGAATTATATGGTGAATTTGCTTGTTTAAATTTCCCCATTAAGGTGGTGATTAAATGACCTGCCCCTTTTGCCAAAAATCCGAACCTGCTTTACCAGACAAGGTGATAGTGAAATGAGTATCTTTGAAAAACTTGCAAAACGATATAATGATATAGTTGGACAATCTCCGGATGAATCTTTCTTATCTTGGTTGGCAGGTTTTGGAATACCAGATACCGATGAGGCTTTGCATGAACTCTGGGATAATAAGGAACTATGGAACGATTTAAAAGAAGAATACAACAATGAAACCTTGTGATACTTGCGCAAAGAAAAAATACGGCTGTTGGTGTAAAGCCTATTCTGAATGGCTTTATGATGATAGTTTGCCAGAACCGATTTTAGAAAAGAAAGGCAATGAATCATTTGACGCACCAAAGGGAAATTGATGGCTGGAATAGATAAATATATAAATACGACAATACGGGCCGACTGCAATATCTTAAATTTGTATGCCGGAATAGGCGGTAATCGCAAATTATGGGGAGACAACCATAAGATAACCGCAATAGAAATAGACAGCAATATTGCTAAAGCGTATCAGCGATTATACCCCAATGACACGGTTGTAATTGGGGACGCGCACGAATATCTATTGAACCATTACGCAGAATTTGATTTTATTTGGAGTAGCCCGCCCTGTCCGAGCCATAGTAGGGCGAGATTTGGCTTTGGCGTTTGTGGACATGGATATAAGTATATTTATCCTGATATGACATTGTATCAAGAAGTTATTTTATTAAAACATATATTCAAAGGCTTGTTTTGTGTTGAAAATGTAATCCCGTACTATAATTATCTTATCAATCCCAGTGTGGTTATAGGTCGCCACGCCTATTGGAGTAATTTTTTTATACCATTCAAGAAAATTAGCACTAATAATATGATTGCTGGAAATACAAAGCCACCACACAAATTATCTTCATTTTATGTAACGGGGGAGAGGCCTTATTTGGAAGAATTGTATGGACTTAATTTGGGAGAATGTGCCGGATTTGACAAAAGAAAAGTTTTAAGAAATGCGGTTGACCCAGAAATAGGAAAATATATTTTAGACGCAGCAATGAATGTTCCCGTTAAAGAAGCAAGAAAAGGACAAAAGGCGTTATTTGAATTAACGGAAAAAGGAAAGACTTAAAAGGATTTATTCACGGATGAACAAAATAACTTATTATATTCAAAAACTTGACGGGCAACCGCCAGTAAAAGAGTGGGGGTCAAATAAGCCGATTGATGATTTTTGGAATACCGCACCGGCAGGGCGGTACACAGTCGAAATCAAACGCATCCCTAAAAAGAAAACGTGGAAACAATGTAAGGCTATTTTTGGTGTTGCCTTTCAAAATATAATCGCACAGGCAAATGATTTGGGGATTGATGTGTCATACTTACTGAAATATCTATTGCAGGATAATATCCCGAAAGGGCAGGGATTAACAACAGATTTCCTTATCGAATTGGCATATATAATCTGCCCGACAAATGACGAAGAAGGCCACAGAATAACTTTAAGCAAAATGAGTACGGTTCAGGCGATGAAACTTTATGAGGGTTTGCAAAATATTTTTGCGCCGATAGGAATAAACATACCAGACCCCGACCCTGAATGGTTCAAGAAACAAAGCAAGGAAACTGTAAAATGAGTAAAGAGCCTATGCACTTTGATTTGGTTCCGGCAGATTTTACCGGCGATATTGACTTCCAGATGATGACTGCCGAGCAACGGGGAATATACTGCACTGTCATTTTTTATATGTATCAGAACCGAGGCTATTGCAACCTTGATAGGGTAGCTATAGCCACCCTATGTAGGTGCAATGGAAGTGCCGAAAACTTTGAAAACATTTGGCCTTGTGTTGAAAAAAAGTTTTTAAAAACTCAAAAAGGTTTGACGCACTCAAGAGTTCAAAAAGAATATACACAAGCAAAACGGCGTATGCAAGTGGCTGTAAATGCTGGAATTAAAGGGGCAAAAGAAAGATGGGGTAGCCATAGCGACCCTAATGGGGAGCCTGTAGCTAAACAAAGTAAAGTAAAGGTAAGTAAAGTAAAGGTAAGTAAAGTATTCATTGCGCCTACTATTGAACAAATAAAAAACTATATCAAACAGAACAACTACGACGTGGATGCAGAGAAGTTTTTAAAGTATTTCACCGAAAGCAACTGGGTAGATTCTAAAGGTAATAAGGTTAAAAACTGGAAACAAAAAATTATTACTTGGAGTGGTAATCATGCAGGCAATAGAAAAAATGCAAACACCAGTGAATCTCGGCGAAGTTCTTTTGCCGAGCAAGAGTCAAGTGTCGGCAAGACAATCTAATTTTATTTGTGAGATATGTAAAATCAGATTTGCCGATGGTCTGCTTGGTAAAATTTGTTTAGTTTGCCAGCATAAAATCTCTTTTGAAAAACTACCACCAGAAGAACAAAAAAAACAACTTTTGGTGATTGTGCCGGAAAGATATATCAATGCTGAGATTAAAGATTTAAAACCTGACCTGCAAAAAGCATTTGCGGCAGAAAACGACACAGGCATTTTACTTTGGGGTGAGCCAGGCAGAGGCAAAACTTATGCGATGTGTGCTTTGGTTAAAAAGTATATGGCCGATGGATTCCTTGTCCGGCGTGTTCATTACGAAGAACTTTGTTTCCGATTACGGGACACTTTTAATCCTAAAGCGACACAAACTGAATGGGGTATTATCGAACCGCTTTTAAACTGCGACAAGTTATTTATCGAAGATGTCGGCACAAGCAAGAGTCTTGGCAGTCAAGAATCAGATTTTAGTCTTCGGACATTTATTGTTTTGCTGGATATGCGACTTGAAAGATTAAGACCGACGTTTATTACGACCAACAAAAGCGTGGAAAACTTAGGTAAGAGCTTTGACGATAGGGTCGGCGACAGGTTGAGAATGTTTCAGGTGTTTAAGATGAGCGGAGATAGTTTGAGAAAATAATGGAAACGGTTGAATTTTTAAAAAATCTGACTTATGCCCAATACTTAGAAACAAAATGGTGGCAGTTTACAAGGCAACGGCGATTGGAGTTTGATAAATATAAATGTTGCAAATGTCAAACTTCGCACGAATTAGAAGCCCATCATTTAACCTATGAAAGATTGGGCGATGAAAATGTCAAGACAGATTTGATTACATTGTGCGATAGATGTCATAATGACACGCATTATTTTGAAGAACTTAAAAAATCTACCGCAACGGAAATTATGATAAAGCGTCAATTGCCGATAACACGGCAAGATTATGAATATGTCAAAACAATAGTCAAAGGCGGACTTTCGATAATAAAATTTAACGGTGAAGATATGCGATTAAAGCAGAAAGCCACAAGATGAAAATAAGGAATAGGGAATGAGAAAAGACAAAACGGTAAAATTTCTTAATAATTACGAGAAATACAGAAACGCAATCCGCGACCTTATTCTTGGAAATGTGAATATATCAGTTCGAGAGGGCGAGCGTGAACTCTGGAATTGCAATACCGGCGAATGGAAGGATAAAAAATTTCAACATTTTAAGGTCGTGCAAGAATTTAATGTAGAAACATTTTTGGCCGACTTATTACCATTACTTAACAAAATCTCGGAGATACTTGAAAAATGAAAGCGATATTAGAAAAAGTGGACTTCAACAAAGTACTGCAAAACCTCATTTGCGATAACTGTGAGAGAGGCAAAAAATGAGTAAGATAAAATTAAGAATTTATTGGGCAGGATTTTCTGATGGAAAATTTCACCGATGGCCTGATGGCGAATTAAACATTTATAGTTCAAGAAAAAAAGCCCGAAGATGCTATCAAGATGTTCGGCCCGTAAAGATTATTGAGGTGAAAAAATGAAAAAGATTTTAAAATCTGAAATTAAATTATTAGCAAAGTGGTCTGCCGAAGCGAGGTATTGTCTTAAAACGGCCCTGGATACGGAGAAACCAGAACGAAAGCGAATGGTTGCCTCTTTGATGTGTGATAAATTTTTACGCTCAATTCAGATGTTTGCAGAGGAGAACAGTTAAAATGAAACTGCCTGACCACGCTAAAATGCCGGATATGCGAATACGAAAAAAGTATGGCAATCAATTAACGCACGCCACTGTTGGTGGCAAGGAATATGACTTTAGAAGCAAAGCCGAATTGAAACTTGCGAAATTTTTACAGCTTTTAAAAGAGATGAAATATCACAAGGACTGGTCTTATGAGAGTATGAATTTTAAGTTTCCTGATAGTTCTTGGCTCATAGATTTTACCGTCCGAAACAATGATGATACTTTTGAACATTATGAATATAAAGGTTACGTTGAACAGAATACCAGAAAAAAATTACAGTTATTAAATAAGTATTTTCCGCAAGCCCAGGTAACAATGGTCTTTGCAAGTAAAAAGCAACTAAAACGGCTCGGCGCAAGAGCGATAAGTTTTTGTAAAAGAGTATGTTTATTATCAGAACTTACTCACGGTATAATTTAAAACTCTAATTTAGAAAGGTGATTTATTATGAAAAAGTTAATTATAATTTTGTTTGTATTGTTTCTGATTGGTTGCGAAGACGAGCAACAACAGGCTAATTTTATCAACAACAACGAGGTGAATAACACAGATAATGAAATGAGTTATTTAGTAACCCCTATTTGGACGCAGACTCCTGAGATAATAGCCAAAAAAGCGGAATTAAAAAAGCAAGGGGTGAAGCGCTACAGAATATACAAAGATGGAACAGTCGTAACCGCAGATGTAAATACTCGCCGAGGATTAAACAAGTGAGTTGGGCCAAAAGACTTGGTGTAATAAAAGTACGGAGTAACTATTGGTCTGATGGCCATAGGCACATATTGTACTACTGCGCAAAGAGTATCATTCGACAGTTTCCCTTTGTTATGGAAATAAATGAACTGGTTAATGAGGCTTGGTTGCATTATATGAGATACAGAGAAGAAACGCAACCAATAGACATTAAACGATGCAAAAGTATTATGTTCAGGTATGTAAAGTCGCATCTTGAACACGGAGAAGCATCTTTAGACTCTTTAATAGCAGAAATGAAAGTAGCAAGGTTTAATGAAGATTGTAGTGGGGAAACACCAGAGTTGGCCGTCGAGGAATTTGACAACTTTCAGGAATTATACGATTACTGTTTTAATTTCGCACCAGCGGTCAAACATTACAGGGAAATCTTTGAACTGAAATTTAAAGACCTGAAAAGTGACCGTCGAATAAGTAAAGAAGTCGGCATGGCAAGAGAAACCGTAGCGGCTGAACTTCAAGGTCTGATGACAGAAATAGGAAAAGCGGGATAACTAAATTTGAAAGGTGATTTTATGGAGATAAAAAGTACAATGCCGTTAGGTGATTGGAAGATATTGAAAGGACAGTTGGACGACAACAAATGGCCGGAATGTGATTTGCGCAGAAAAATATGCGATATAATTTATGTGTTAGCTAAAACTTTCACACCAGATCTGTATTATTCAGGGGAAGAAAGGACTAATTTATGAAAAGTGCAGCGATTTTAACGATTGAAGATGCAGGTAAAATGACAACAGCAGAGAAAAAGAGAATAGCATATTGGCTTCGTCAACAGGCAAAAGGGTTGATTAAGGACGGACACCTTTACGCAAAGAAAACAACGATAAGATATTTATATTGTCTTGTAATGTTGGTTATGTTGTTTGTGGCTGGGTGTGTAAGTGCCTATTACGGCCACAAGATGAAATATGTAATAGTTAATAACAAACCTGTTTTATTGAGCGATGAAAAAGTTATCAAGTATTCTTCCTGCAACGTAAACATTCAAGGCACTGGACTGGACATATCTTCTCCGAATGATGTAAAAATTACAATGAAAAGCAGAGATATGGTTGCGGACCCGAATTCGGGTTATGCTGAAGCAGAGATGATAAAAGGATTCTTCTGGCCTATGCCGTAAGGAAAAAATGACTGAATACGATTTGCAATATGTGATTATACAAAATTGGCATACTACCAATAATTTGCTTGTACCCAATATCGAAGGCGGCTATGGCGAAATGGATGTATTACGACTAACGAAATCTGGCTATGCTTATGAGTATGAAGTGAAAATATCTAATGCCGATTTTAATGCAGACAAGAAAAAAGAAGTAAAACATAGGTCATACCAAACGGTTTTTGAAAATAAACCACTCCTTAATTATTTTGGTCAGCCGAAAAGTAAAAAAGGAATACCGAATTATTTTATATATGTTGCACCGAAAGGGGTCTTGTTGGCTGATAAAATACCAAAATATGCAGGGTTTTACGAGGTGGGTGATGGTCATATTCGTTGTACCATCGACGCACCAAAAATCCATAGTGAAAAATTTCAAGATTACTGGAAGGCAAAAGTGCTTTATTCGCTACATACCAAATATCTTTATCATTATTGGTTTAAACTTAAACCTGTGCCGTAAGGAGTAGAAAAATGGAAATATGGACACAAAAGGATGTAGACGCTGTAAAGCCAGATAGTGTTGGCGTTAGACATTATCCAGCAGATAGCAGCTTTGCGAAGTGGTGCAGCTTTGCGAAGGGGTGTAGCTTTGCGGAGTGGTGCAGCTTTGCGGAGTGGTGCAGCTTTGCGGAGGGGTGCAGCTTTGCGGAGGGGTGCAGCTTTGCGGAGTGGTGCAGCTTTGCGGAGGGGTGCAGCTTTGCGGAGTGGTGCAGCTTTGCGAAGGGGTGCAGCTTTGCGGAGTGGTGCAGCTTTGCGAAGGGGTGCAGCTTTGCGGAGTGGTGCAACTTTAAGGAGAGGTGTGAAGCCATTTCTCCATTTTGGAGTTTTGTTTATGAACCATCTTTCAAAACGAAAGGTATGATATTACCTCCGCGTGCCTGTCGTGAATTCTGGCAGGAAAAACTTGCGAAATTTAACCTTGATATCATAACGGATAATCCTTGTTATGAAGAAATAGCTTCAATAATAAAACCGAAGTTGGCAGAAATTCTTAAAGATAAAAACTGGACAAAATGTGAAAGAAGAATCCTCGAAAGCTGGAGTAAATAAAATGAAAGCTAAAAAGAAAGCTAAATTTGTAATCTGCCCCGTGGCTCGGTTTTGCAAAGTCTGCGACAGCGGCCACAAAAAGCCTCACAAGAAAGAGTGGGGTTGTATTATGACTAATTGCGGTAAAAATTTGCAACATATAAGATGTATTCCATATAAAGGGAGGAATAAATGAGTAATTGTATTTTGTGGAGTTACGATGCCAGGCAGGCGGCAAAGTACGGTAAACCTTTAACGCCCGAAGAATGGATTATCTTGAGAGTATCAGACCCGTTAATACACGATGAATTTCAGTTTTCGGAAAGATATAATAAGATTAGTTTTTCTTCTACTTTGAGGGATGGGGCAAAAGGCTGCCGATTCAAACTGATTGACTATACTATCCACCCCGAAAGATGGTTGCCTTTGATTTTGCCAATGACAGACGATGAAGAAGACAGAGCATATATAGAGGCAGAGAGGATTGAAGGCAGACCTTACGATTTTATTGGGCTTGGTTCATTGTCTGATTTGCCTATTACATTGCCGCCAGCCAAAAATGGTTATTGGTGTTCAGAAAGTTTAGGCACAGTTATTAAGGCGGCGTATCAATGGGGTTATAGTTTCAGACCTGACCATTATCATCCCGTTAGTTTATACTTTGCAACGGTTCGTTATCAATTGGGAATAAATAATTTTTAGAAAGGAAAATGATTATGGCAATAAAATTACCGAAGCAAGTTTTTATAATTTGGGAAGAAAATGCAGATAAACCTTTTCTTTCACCTGCGACAAATATCAATGACTTGAAATGCCCCGATTCAGAAGTTGGTATCTATGAATTGAAGAAGATTCGCCGGTTTAAACTAATTGAAGTTAAATAAGTTTTGGTTTGGTTGGCGGACGGCAGATTTTAAATGGTATGGCCATCCCATAGGGACTGAAAGGTGGTGATGTGTATGCAAGACCGTTGCAACTGTAAGGATGGAACCTTCACCGGATGTAAACCGCCGTGTCCAGTTCACGGAGTTTGGCAACCTATGCCGGTGGGATAGCGCATACCGGCTTGAATCAATAACGCTGAAAGGGTGAAAAATGAGTAGAACCTGCAATCAGTGTTCAAAAGAAATGACTTATCTATTTATCACAAGAGAAAAACCAATAGCCCAAACATTTTGTTTTTGCGTCAACCCTGTTTGCCCCAATTATGCTCTTGTGCAAATTCCGTTAGAAGAAATGCTGAAGAAAAACCGGAGGTTAAAAAATGACAGCGATTGAAAAAATAAAAGAGATACTTACATGCCCTCGATTCAAAAATCGTCCTGAATTCATAAGTTCGGATTTTACACAAGAACTTAGAGCTACAATGTCCATGGACGATTGGGATTGGCTCGTTGGTTCTTTATACGAAGTCCTTGCTTCTCTTGAGGCCGAGCAAAAGCCTGTCTGCAAAAAGTGCGGAGGAAATGGACGATTAGATTTGTCCTGCACTTCAGAAGGTGTTGGTCGAACCGTTCCTTGTCCAGACTGCCAGAAACCAGAGTTTGAAGGTGAACACATCGCCAATGCGATGTTTGGTACTACTATTAACTCGCAGGAGGAGCAATTAAATGCTCTTGCTGATAGGCGGAAAAGAGATATTGCAACTATGAAATTACAGGCCGAGCAGATTGCCAAGTTGCAAGCAGAAATAAAAATCCTGTTATACAATGAAAATGCAGGTGAAAAATGAACCCATCGCCTGAGAATCCGGAAGGGATTAAGTGTCCGAAGTGTAAGGGGGATAAGTCTGCTGTATATTGCACTGTCAAAAGTATGGATAAAATAGTGCGGCATCGCAAATGCTTAAATTGCAGAAAGATGTTTTCAACAATAGAAAAATTAGCGGGTCAAACCTAAAAAATATGTAACAAATCATTTGACGCACCATAATTTTGTTTATTTTCTTGATTTTGGACTAAAATACCCATATATTTAACTCCTGAAATAATAACGAGTTATAACAATTATTAAAAACGAATATAAAATTGCGAACTTTGCACTTGACACACCGTATATAATAATAGATAAGGAGTAATTAACAAGTTAATAACAAATTTTGAAACGCCCGAAAGGGCAAAAATTGAAAGGGTAAAAAAATGGAAGCAACAATTCAAATTAAGACGAATCGTATTTATTTTGAGCAATTTGAAGCTCCGTGCGGTGAGCCGGAAGTAACTGAAATCAAGCAGGCTTGGGCGGCTGCAATTTATGAGGTAATTGAAAAGGCCGGTTTTGTGGCAGAAACTAAAATCGGCGTAGGATTTGACCCCGCTGTGCAAAAAATAGTTGTTACCGATTTTTCTGGTGAGTGCGATTGCGAAAAATTGGACAAAGATTGCGAGTGCGGCCATAAGCCAGAACTGCAAGCCTTTGCAGAACTTTGTGAGAAATATGGCAA